CTGGACCCAGAGCTGGCCCCCGAGCTGGCCCCAGAGCTGGCCCCAGAGCTGGTCCCCGAGCTGGTCCCAGAGCTGGCCCCCGAGCTGGCCCCAGAGCTGGCCCCCGAGCTGGCCCCAGAGCTGGTCCCTGAGCTGGCCCCAGAGCTGGTCCCCGAGCTGGTCCCTGAGCTGGCCCCCGAGCTGGTCCCAGAGCTGGCCCCCGAGCTGGCCCCAGAGCTGGTCCCCGAGCTGGTCCCTGAGCTGGCCCCCGAGCTGGTCCCCGAGCTTCTTTTCCAGCACGGCGCGCTGGTTCTCGCCGAGCGTCAAGTTGAGCAGTCGCTCGACGATGGCGCGCGCGATCAGACATGCCATCGGCGACGCCAACAGGATCACTGCCGTCGGCTCTGGCACATCGCCCGCATGGTAGAGCGTGCGCACCGCCGCGCGCGCAGCGTCGGCATGGACGGGAGCAGTCGAAAGCCCGACTGCACGCCAGCGTTCCCGGGCCGCAGGAAGCTCCGCTTCCTGCTCCGGCGTCATTTTTTCGATGCGTTTCATTGTCAGTCCACCACCACGCGCTCTTCGGCACCCGCACTCTCGACTTGGCGGCCAAGATAGTAGTTGCCGGGCGGCACGCGAATGCCGTTGTGTTCCTCGTGCCCGATCACGACCGGGCCACCTTCGACGACAAGGCAGCCGATGGCGAGATCGGTGCGGGTTAAGATGCCGGCGTGGCGGAGCGCCTCGACGGCGGCGGGATCGCGGTAGAGGTGTGCGATGCCGGCTGACTTGCCGCCGAACGCGCGGCGCAGCTTGGTGTCGCGGACGTGCAGCACGGGATCGGCTGCGGCTACCTCCGGCCGGAAGTGGTGACGACGCGGCAGGTTGATCGCGTGATGATGCCCGCTCGCTTCGCCTTCCTGGATGATCAGCCTGCCGTCGACGGGCACGATCTCGTCGCGTCGCACGATCGTGATGGCTGCCGGCATCGGAACGATGGCGACGTCGCCCTGAAAGGCTTGGCCGCTTTTGGGATCAAAATTTCTAATCTGCACGATGGCCTCCTTCATGAGAGCCGCGCCGGTCGGGCGCGACGGGGTTGGGGTCGTGACGCACGCGAGCATCCGCCCGGCCTGCTTGCCGTTCGGTGTACAGCGCTGCCGCCAGCCGGCGGCCGCGATCGGTCAGCCCGTAGAACGGGCCTTGCAGGCCCTGTCCGGCTTCGGGCGATTGCCGGTACCAGATTTCCACCAGCAGCTGCCGCCACAGCGACGCGGCAGGCTTGCGCTGCCACGGCTTGAGCGTGACCTGGCCGGCGACACCGCAATGCGTGACGAGGTGGCGGATGACTGCAATTTCGCGATTGGTGAGGCGCTGGCCAGTCATGCGGCCTCTTCGATCTTGCCGGTCCAGTTCCAGAACCCCTGATAGCCGCGCGCCGGCACCGGCGCGGCGAACGGGCGGATGTCGCCCAGCGGCCAGGCCCAGTTAAAATCCCCGCGATCGCTGTCGTGCGGGAGCCCGCGGAAAATCGTCCCGGCATTGCGCGGCTTGCCGATCACCGCGGTGCCGAGGCCGGCGCCGAGCGGCAGCAGTCGATACTTCCAGGCCGCCCGCACGCGCAGCAGCAGCTCGCGTGCGCGGTCGACGACCAGGCCCGTCGTGTCGTGCTCGCCGTCGAGTCGCTTGAGCAGATCCTCGACCTCGGCCGGCTTCACCGGCCGCACCCCGGCATGGATGACAATATGTTCGCCCGGCTTCGGATGGTTCGCGTAGTCGAGGTAGCTGCGCGGGCGAAACTCGTAGGGCTTGGCCCCGACCATGATCAGCGACGCCCACGGCTGCCAGATGGTGCAAGCCTTCACCGGCCGCGATCGGGCGACGATGTCCGCCAGCTGCAGCGTGCCGTTGAGCACCGCGATCGCAGTCTCGAGATCGTCGACCGGGACGGTGTCGACCATCCAGGTGCGGGTCGAGCCGGCGTGCTTTCCGGAGCGGATGGTCTGGTCCATCACCGTCAGGCGGGGCAGGTCCTCCACGGCGTACATGTAGCCATAGCCGCCCTGCAGCTTGAGGTGGGCGATGCCGCGTAGCTTGCGGCCTTTGAAGTCGGCGAGGGTCAGGAGAGCATCAGCCATTGCCGTTGAACTTCATCGTGCCGACCGCAGCATCCTGCTTGTAGACGCCGCGCAGCACGTCGTTGCGGTTCTGCATCATCATCCGCTCGGTGAACTCGAACAGGTGCAGCTGCTCCTCGAGCGGCGCGGTGGCGATGTAGTCCGCGATCAGCTCGAGCATGGCGGCGATCGATCCCTCGATCGTCAGCGCCGGGAAGCGTTCCTCGCGCAGCTGTGCGATTCCGCAGTGCAGGCAAAATTTCTGATTGGTCACGCTAAGTCTTCCTCGACCCGCCGCAGCATACCGCCTTCGTCGGCGACCAGGCCGGACTCGATCATTTCCTTAATAGCGCCGTACCAGGGACCGGCCTTTGCACTCTGCGCGCTGACGTTGAGCGCTTCGGCCAATTGCTGGCGCGTCATGGGCCGCTTGAGGGCGTCATAGTGGCGTTGCGATTTTTGCAAGAGGTCGTAGCGAGCGGCACGCAGCGTCTCCGCAGTGTCCGCGCGCGGCGGCGCAAGGATCTCGAATAGCGCACAGCCCTTGGGCGTGATGGCGAATTGACGATCGCCTTCGATCAGCGCCCATTCGCGTAGCGCCTTAATGTTGCCGTACCACGGACCGGCCTTTGCGCTCGCCGGCGTTTTCCCGGCCAGCAGCGCCCATTGTTCATTGGTGAGGCGATGGCGCCGGTGGTCGGCGAGCACGCGCAACATCGTCATGGCCGCGGTGCCGACGGTAGCCGCTATCCGATCGCGCCACAGTGCGAACAGCTCGACTTCGTCTTGTGGATTTTGAGGCACGTGCGTGGAGGAGGCGGTGCCCGCCAGTGTCGCGCGAAAGCCGCCGGCGGCTTCTTCGATGAAGCCGTTCGCCAGCAGCGTATTGCGCGAGCGATACCATGGCCCCGCCTTCGCGCTTTCTGGCGATTTACCGACGGCAACCGCCCACAGGGCCAATGGCAATGGCTGCGGATACGACCGCACCAGCGCATCGAGCATGGCCATGTCGGCGCGCGACGGTGCGTTAGCCTGAGAATATTTATCGGATGACTCCTCAGCCGGCGGCCGGGCTTTGCTTGTCGCCGCCGGCACACCCTGATCTTCGGCGGCGCCTGTGGCTTCGCTGCGCCGCGAGGCACGCTCCCAGCGGCCCTCGCGGGCGACCTCCGCGAGGTGCTCCGCAAGATCGGTCACCTTTCGAGCGTGATCGCGAACATCGAGTGCCGCGGCATTCCAGTATTCGCCGGCCTGGCGCAGGCCGGCTGTCATCCCGCGCTCGTAGCCACGCTGTTCGGCTTCTCCGGTTTCTGTTTTCAGCCGCGTGTTCTCGGCTAGCAGTGCGTCCGCTTCTGCCCTGTCCACTTCATCCTCCTGCTGCTTGGGTAGATGCTGCGGCTTCGCCGGCGGCACCGTTTCGTCAATCGACATGGCGCCGGTCGCGATGTCGCGCGCGTCGTCGGCTGCCATCCACGCGGGCTGCACGTAGACCTTGGCCACGGTTTGCCCGAAGCACGCGAAGAACTGGCCGCGCTCGAGGGTCGCGACGTCTGCGGCGCTGGGGCGCTTGATGCCGGCCGGGATGTTGGAGAGGTTGCGCTTGAGCTCGTTGGCTTCCCGCTGCACGCCGATGATCCAGACGGTGCAGCCGCGCAAGATGGTCTTGTCGACGCCGGCCATGTCCTGGCTATCGACCCAGATGTGGTTGCCGATGCCAGCGCCCTTGCGAACGAGCGTGATGGCCGACACCTTGACCGGCGAGCCCTTGCCCTCGGGCACGAACTCCCAGGCCTCCGGGATCACGACCGTGGTGTTGCGGCAACGCTCATTCACCCAATCGAGCGCCGACTGGATGAACAGCATCTGCATCGGCGTGGCGAAGGGGCTCACGTCCATGACGTTGATGCCGGTGGCCAGGTCGAGGCGATCGGCGAGATCGGCGCGCTCGATCTCCGGCACGATCAAGTCGAGATAGGCGTCAAGCTGGGTGTAGACGCCTTCGTTGATACCTCTGGCGGTGGCGAGCGCCTCACGAACGCGTTCCTGCACTTCCGCCAGCGTTTCCGTGTTTCGGCAGATCTTCATGATCCAGGGGCGCAGGAATTTGTTCTTCTCCTGCAGGGTGGCATCGAGGATCGAGGTGACGAACTGCCAATCGGCGCGATCGCGGAAGTAGGGCTTCACCCGGCGGCCGGCGGCGAACGAGCCTTCGCCGCGCTTGGTGATGAAGGTCAGCGCGGTGGCGCCCGACCTGGTCGCCAGCGCCTCAAGCGTCGTGGTCTTGCCCGACTCCTGGGTCTGGCCTGTGACCGCCAGGTGGCGCAGCGGGATGGCGATCGGCGCGCCGGTGCCGAGCTCGTAGCCGAGGTGGACGGAGGCTTTCATAGAACGCGCTCTCCGCGGATTGCCGCGGCGGCGATGGCAGCGGCGCCGGTCGCTGCGGCGCCATTGTCTCTCTCGTCTAGCTCGTGCGCCTCATCGCAGAGCTTTGCGCAACGGGTGCGCTCGTATGTCGCCGCTTTAGCTTCAACGTTTTGGAGGCGTTCGATCTCCTGTAGAGCCTCCATGTAGCTCAAAACGAGCCTTTGGCTGTCGACCGCGATTACGCCGGCCGACGTGAAACAGCATCCGGCCGTTTCTAGCTTGGCCTTAAGTTCGTCGGGGCTCATCGGCTGCCGCCGATCAGTTCGCGATACTCGTAACAGAGCACGTCGTCGCCCCAGCACTCCCGCCGCTCGACGGCGCGGAGCCAGCGGAGGTAGCCATCGATGCGCACCGGGTGCCAGGCGAACCAGGGGTGCCAGCCGCTGTGGTCCTGCAGAGGGGGGCTCATCGGCGCGCCGCCATGTCAGAATCGCAGGGCCCTTCCGGCTGGACCGCGTCCGGGCTATACCCCTGTCGGTCAGAATCGCAGTGAGCGATTCCAACGGTTTGGCGCAGGTTCGAATCCTGCTGCCCCGACCACCAACGGCCACCCCGAAAACTCGGTTTTTGCGATTCGACTCCGGTCATGGGGAGAGTCGAATCCTGGGCCTTAACGCCCCTCTTGCCCCCGCCAGAGTCGAATCGTAAGCTGTTTTGGCTGCAAAACCCCCGGCCTGTCACGCCGGAGGTCGCGGGTTCGAGTCCCGTCGCTCCCGCCAGTTTTTGAACTGATTCAATCATTTAGAAGTTTCCTGTTTTGCGATTCGACTCTCGCCGTCGAGGCGATTCGACTCTGCGTCCGCGATCTGTTCCCGCTCCAAGCGATCGGGGAGGGCCTGTAACCAACGGCGCTTCATCGATCTTCTCCCTTAGCGCCCCGCAGGCGCGTTCGCCCACGGAGGCGAGAGGCGTCGGCCATGCGCACCAGCGTCGCGTCAGGCGGCAGCGCTGTGGCCGGCAGGTAGGTTTCCCGCAGCATGCGGCTCTTGTCGATGGTGTTAGCCATCTTGCCGGCGAGTGTCTTGTCATCGGCGTGGCCGGCCTTGACCTCGATCGCGCCGGAGCGACGGAAGTCCGATATCTGGCGGTGGGCGCCCGGGAACACGACGGAGCGCACGTCGCGGAAGTCGTCGCCGAACGTGTCTGCGGTGTAGGGCACAGGCGGCCGCGGCTTGCCGCCCTTGCGGGTGGCCTTGTGGCCGCGCGTGTAGAAGATCGGCGCGCTCTTCAGGAGGTTCGGAGGCAGCGTCGTCATGTAGGCCTTGAGGACGCGCTGGGTCTTGTGACTGAGTGTCCCGATCGCAGCCGCGCCGCTCTTGGTACGATCGAGCGAGAAGAACGGCCCCTCGGCGTCGCCGGTGAGCTGCGCCAGCGTGAGCGTGCGCACGTCGACCGGCGAAAGCATCGTGTCCCAGGAGACCGCTAGCGCGGCGGCGAGACCGCGGTAGCCCAGGCGCCAGGCGCCCTTCACGAGCTGGCGCAGCTCGTCGTAGTTCCAGAAGGCACTGCGCGGCTTCGGGGTCTTGCGACGGATGCCGAGCGAGGGGTCGTTGTCCCGCTCGCAGTAGTGCTCGCCGTCGTTGCGCTTGAGTGAGCCGACCACGTACCACATCGCGCGCCAGATCTTCATGGCGCGGTGCGCCTCGCGCACGCCGATGGTTTCGAGCAGGCCCTTCACGCTTGGGTCGTCGGGATCTCCGGCGTACCACAGATCGACATCCTCAAGGGTGACCGTGCGCGGGTCGACGTCGCCGAATACCGGCTCGATGTGCTTCCAGCCGCGCCACCAATCCTCGCGCGTGCGCGGCTTCTTGCCGCTGCGCCACTCGTTGGTCCTGCGATAGCGCGCGAAACCCTCGCCGAGGCTGTTGGGCGGGAACACGCGCTCGATCTGGGACGGGTCGACCGCCACCGCGCCGGCGAGATAGGCAGCGCGCGCGGCTCGCCATTTGACGTTGTAGGCTTCCGCGATCGCCCAGGCGCGCGCTCCATCCTCGCCGCAATTGATCAGCGCGAAGCCGAGTTTTGCCATCAGCGTCGGCTCGATCCTGCCGGTCTTTGGATTGCGGCGTTTGAGGCACGGCGCCCAGTAGCCCCAGCGCTTCTTGCTGCCGGGCCAGGCCTTGCGGGTCACGTAATAGGGGATGTTCACGTCACCCACTGCCGATTCTCGCTATCCGCTGCCGCACGACGTCTTTAGCGTCGCGCGCGTTGGAAGCGAGGGTCAATGGTGCGGCCTGTGGATAGAGCTGTGGATAGCGGGCGCGGCGCCAGGCATCGATGGCGTCGAGATCGTAATTGCCGGTGTCGGGATCGGCTTGCGGGAACGGCGGCGTGCGCGCCTGCAGATGCGGCAGCGCGGCCTTGAACTGCTCGGACGACAGGCCGAGACGACGCGCTGCTACCGCCGGCGGGACGTCGCCACCTGGTGGGAGCTTGAAGCGCATCGTCATGGGTCATCCCTCCATGATGGCGACGTAGTCCGCCGGCGCCAGGCAGACGGTGTAGGTGTCCTTGGGGATGACGGCGATCTGATCGAAGCCACGGCAGCCGAGGACCTTGCGGCCGTGGCAGCACATAATCCTGCCTTGGGGGACGATGGCGGTGGACTGCGGGTTGAGCGCGCGCAGGAGGTGGCGGTCGGTGACGGTGAGGGTCAGCGTCATGTCGAGAGTCGCTCGTTGGCGATCAATTGCACGAACGCGAACTTGTCGACCTTTCGCAGATCGATGCGATCGAGATTGTCGAGCACGTAGCGGCGCAAATCAGCCGGCTTAATGATCCAGCGCGAGCCGCCCTGTTGCGGCGAACGCGCATCTTTGCGGCGCGCCGCCTTGATCTCGCCCTTGCCGGCCATGATGCCAACGGTCTTGCTGTCGAAGCCGACGATGACTGCAGCCTGGTGCGCCGACAGGCCTTCATTAAAACGCCGGGAAACGTCGAGGCGCTTGGCCCTCACCATGATCGCTGTCGGCGAACGGGCGAAGCCGTGTTCGCGGAAAATCTTCGAGCACTTGTTGACATCGTGAAGTGGCACCTTCCGAAGGAGCGCGGTCTCGGCCGCCGTCCAGGGCGGCGTTTTCTTGTGCGGCATCACCAGGCCAAGCTTGGTCGCTCGCTTCGTTACCCACCAGCGCGGCAGCTTGAGCTTGTCGGCGATCGCGTTGATGGCGCCGCGCTTCTTGCCATCCTGCAGCTCGTATTCGCGGCGCAGGATATCGTCGATATCGGCAGGAGGATTGATCTCAGAGAGAGAGCCGCCGCCTCTGGTGCGCGGCGCATAGAGGCCGAGCTTGTTAGCCTGCCCATAGATAGAGCATTTGGACGTGTGCTGCGGCGGCAGATGCGCGGCGCAGGCGGCAACGCCGCCGAGCGGATAGTATTTCCGCATGATCTGGTTTTCCGCCTCGGTCCAGAAGCGGCCGGAGCGCCGACCGGCGACGTAAGGTGCAGACACTCGCGGGGCGTGCTGGCGGCCCTTCTTGAACGAAACCGGCGTGAGCACACTCATGCGAGCTCCTTGGAAATTCGGACGGCGCGTCTCTTGCCGTCGCCGGTGAACTCGACGGCGCCGTAGCGGTCGAGCAGCTCGAGCGCGGCGGCCACCTGGTCGACTCTGCGGCTGAGATGCCGGGCGAGCTCGACGACCACGGCGCCGGCGGGCGCGAGCCGCTGCAGCGCGCCCCATACTCGGCCGGCATCGGCGAAAGACGTTTCGCGGATGAAGCCGCGGATGTGGCGCAAGCCCGGCGCCAGGGCGCGCTCTTCGATCGCAGCGCGATCGACTTCCGAGGCCGACAGCAAGGCCTCGAGATCGATGAGCTGCGCGGCGGCACCTTTCTTGAACCGGGGCGCATTGCCGATCGCTGGCGCCGCGCCGGAGTGGAACGTCTCGACCGGACCGACCCTGGCCACCACCGGACTGAATGAAAAAGCCGGGCCGACGGCGACGAACTCGCCTGGCGTCAACAGCGGAAGCCGGTCAAAGCCCTTGCTCGCGTCCCAGCCGATCATTTCCGCCGCGCGCCGGATGTCGATGTCGAGAGTGTTAAGCCCAACCATGAAGTTCTGCGCTTCGCTCACGACCGATTTGGCGATGCGCGCGACGCGCTGGGTCGCGAGGATCCCGGCCAGCCCTCGCTTGCGGCCGCGGCTCATAAGGTCGGTGAGCGCCGCGATCGAGGCCTTGCGCAGCGCCGGCGTTTCGGAATAGCCCCCGAACGGCGCGAACAGGTGCGCCTCGTCGATAGCGACCAGCGCCGAATGCCAATGCTCCCGGGGCGCGGCGACGAGCGCGGAGAAGAACGCAGTGGCGGCCTTGAGCTGATCGTCGCGGTCGAGCTCGGAGAGATCGAGCAGCAGCGAGGCGCGGTGCTCTCGCGCACGTAGCGCCGCGGTGGCCAGCGTCGCGATATCGAGGCGATGGCCGTCGAGGTGAAGCAGCTCGAGCTTCTCCCCGAGCTCGCGGAACTCGCCCTCCGGATCGACCACGATCTGCTGCACGCGGCCCGCCGTCTGCTCGAGCAGCCGTCGCAACGTCCAGGACTTGCCGGCGCCGGAAGCGCCCTGGATGAGCAGGCGCCCTTCCATCAGCTTGCGCAGGTCGAGCCCGATCTCGGCGCCGGTGTCGGCATCGCCGAGGTGGACGTCACCAGGTCGACATTTCGCGGCGACGATCGTCGGACGCGCGATGACGCCTAAAGGCTTGGCCGTGCTCGGTCCGAAGCTACGCCCGCCCGTAGCGGCGGCAAAGGCGGCTTCCGGGGAGGCGGCGCGGGTCATCGCGCCAGCTCCCGACGTCCCGCCGGCGTGATGCGCGCGCGGCGGTACTTGCCTGCGCCGGAGACGCTGCAGAGCCCGCGCTGCGCCAGCGACAGCACGGTCTGGCTCGAGTGGTAACCGCCGACGTCTCCGTTAAAGCCGGCGACGGTATAGATGAGCTCACCCAGCGCCATGGCGGCGAGCGCCGCACACTGGCGCTCGGACAGCGCCGCCGGCGGCCGCTTCCAGTTACGGGCGCGCTCGTTGATCGCTTCGCGTTCCGCGTCGGTCCTTTGCTTGTAGCCTGCAGGCATGATGTCCTCAGATGATCATACGAAGCGGAATCGCTTCGACGGTCGGCCGCGGCTTTACCTGGCGCACGAGCTCGCGCTCGAAGGTCGCGGTCAGCCGCTCGATGTTGGGATCGGACTGCGGGATCTCCGGCGCGATCCGCGTGATGAAGCACTGCACCGGGATGCCGAGCTCGGTGGCGCCCTGCCAGACGCGGGCGGGGACTTCGTTCCCGTCGATCACGAGAGTGATGATCTTGGGTGTGCTCTCGATCGTGATTTTCATGTGATCACCGGTCCGAGATCATGAACGGGCAGGGAGCCTTTCGGCGGGTCCGACCAGCTGCGACCGAAACTTTCCAGCGTGGCGCGCCATCGCGCGATCATCGCCGGCTCGCAGTGGCTGCAGGCATCCGCCCAGGTGGGCCAACGTCCGACGGCGCCATAGAACGCATACTGGTAGTAGAGCGACATCTGATCGTGTGGCAGCAGCGGATCGTGCTTGACGGCGCAGACCTGGCAGACGTCGGCGCGCGGCGGCAGCAGCTTAAACGGCGCGGCGCGCTGCTCGATCACTTTGCCGGTCTGCATGTCGACCGTCTGCATTTCGACCGGGACGGTTTTCATCTTCATGCGGCGGCTCCGATGCGTGGAAATTCGTTGTGCTCGCGGCCGTCGAGGAGACGGCCGGCGGCTTTCCTGCCGACGCGCCACATGGCGTGATCACCCAGATCATCCCAGCCTGCGAGCCCCTCGGTTTCGAAGGACTTGTCGCCATCCCAATCCATGCACGCATAGCGGCTCTGGTGGAGGTCGCTATCGCGCCTTTGAAGATCGTCTGTGTAATGATGGCCAGGCAGCCACTCACCCCATTGCTTGAACAAGAACGCCACGCCGGCGGCGGCACATTGATCGCGCACCGCCCGGAACCAGTCGGGATGGGCGGGCTTCGGATCGAGCTTGCCGCTCATGCCGCCGGCGATCACCTGCGCGCGGCGGCCGAGCGCGAGGAAGTCGTCAGGAAGCTGCAACGGCCCGATCGCCGGCTCGTAGGAAATGAACACGGTGAAGCCGAGCGCGGCGAGGCGGCGGAGGTGCGGCCAGCGCTCGTCAAACTCCGGTTGTCGTTCGGCGGAAGTGCCAAGCCAGAAACGCTCGCGCGGGTTACCCCAGTCAACCAACGAGTCACAATCCATCGAATTCCGCCGCTCCGGCAGGCCTTCGAAGTAAGCCGCCATCACGTCGGCGCGCTTCGTGAGCAGCTGCCCAATGTGTTTGGAGCAGAGGATGGTGCCGACGGTCTTGTCGATCACCGCGCGCGGCCGGTCCTCGTGAAACAGATCGCTCATGTCGCCGACGAAGATTGTCGACGGCTGTCCTCGGCCGAGCTTCGGCTCCTTGGCGCCGCGCCAGGTCAACGGCCAGCTCCACACCGGATGATCATCCGGCGCTGCCGTCAGCTTGCCGTTGAACACCGGGCGGCCCTTCTGCAGCGTCGTGGTGCCTGCATAGAGCGGATGGTTGGCGAGCCGCGTGCCGGCGAGCTGCTGGGCGTAGCAGGGAATGCAGCCGGGCGACTTGATCGAGCAGCCGCCGATCGGGTTCCAGGTGGCGTCGGTCCATTCGATCGGGGTCGGATAGCCCATTGCGTCACGCCTCTCGCAGCAGCGCGTGTTGCGCAGCGCGCTCGATCAATGCCGCGGTGACCTCGCAGCACGCGCCGGCGAGAGTCTGGAAGTCCCATTCCATGGCCTCGGCGCAGGCGCTGCAGATGCCGGTGGGAAAATCGATATCGAGCAGCACCCAGCTGCAGCCGCCCGGGCAGGCGCGCAGATCCGTGCAGGCGCAGCCGCGGCAGGTGCGGACAGTTTGGGTGAGCGCCGTCATGTCTGGCCGCCCTCCGGTTTGGTGGTCAGGGCGATGGCGGCGCGGGCTGCGGTTAGGGCCGAGAGCGAGCCAATAGTGTCGGCTGCATCCGCCTTGCGATCTTTGCCGTCGCCCTCGCCACACATTCCGAGCTTGTCGCGCGCGGCCGCCAAAGCTTCCGAGCAATCAATGAGCGCGGCCAGCAGATCAGGCGCGGCGGCGATCAGGCGGGCGTTGGCGTACTGTTCCCGTTCATGATCGTCGAGGCCGCCGCAGCATATCGCTATGAATTGCGATGCGTCCGCGGCGTGAGCGGGGCCCACGATCACTGGCTCATACGGCCGATCCGTTTCTATCTCAAAGCGCCACGGCCCCGCCGTATGCCCGCCTGCGAATGCGTGCTTGCTCTCGCTCACCGCGCACCCACCTTCCGCTTCGGCATGGCGGCGTAGCCCGGGCGCGTGGGGCGCGAGCTCTGCGCGTCCTCGTCCTGCTCGACGGCGTGGCTGCCGCAGTCGGGACAGCGCAAGGAGGGACCGCCGAGCGCGCTCCACATCGCGTCGCAGGCGTCGCAGTGCATGTGGAACATCCCGTTGCTCCTTTTGTGCTGCTGGTGACGGCGGTCGAAGTCGCCCTCGACATAGCCGGAGGCGTAGGCGAGCAGATCGGGTGCATCGCGCCGCCCGGGGACGCCGGCGTAGCCGTCGGCATAGCCGCGCTCGCGGCTGCCGGGATCCAGCGCCAGGCCGCGCGCGATCGCCACGGCGGGCGTGATGGACGCGGTTGGCACGGCGCGCCTCACGCGGCTTTGCGGTGTTCGCCGCGCCGGGCTTTGGCGGCCGCGGCCTCGACCACGGCCAGCACCGCCGCGCGCATGCCGGCGTCGTCGATGGCGTTCCAGGCGCGCGCCAGGGCGAGGCCGTTGTGCGATACCGCCAGCTGCTGGAACGGGTCGTCGGTGTTTGTGGCGACGATGTTGCCGGCAATGCCCTCGTAGAACCAGGCGATCGGCCGCTGCAAAATGGTTGAAATCTCGCTCAGGCGGCTGGCGCCGATGCGGTTGGTGCCCTTTTCGTACTTCTGCACCTGCTGGAAGGTGAGCTTGAGCGCGTCGCCCAGCTTCTCCTGGCTCATGCCTCTCATGAGGCGAGCCTGGCGCACGCGCGCCCCGACGTGGACGTCGACCGGATTGGTTTTCTTGCTGGCCATGGATCACTCCTCGGTTAGGGGGTCGCCGCGATGCCGGGCGATTGTCCAGGCCGATCGGCATCGCGGCGTTCGCGTCGCCTCGCGAACGGTGGAGCGGGGAGCGGGAGTTGCACCCGCAACCTTCCGGCTGGATGCCGGATGCTCTGGATTTGAGCTATCCCCGCGAAATTCATGGCAGCAGGCCTCCGAGGCTCACCGCGGCGCCGGAGGCGATCAGCACCAGCGCGATCACCAGCAGATATCCGCACGTGTTGTTGCTCGTGACGAACATCGGTCAGTGCTCCGCTCCGATGCAGGCGGCTACGGCTCGGCGGTAGTCACCGCCAACACGGTTCATGTCCTGCCAGACCTCACCGGCGCCGAGCTCGTCGGCCAGCCAGGCGAAATCCGTCACATAGAGGATGGCGTGCAGCAGCACGCGCTCGCCGGATGAGGCGACGCCGTCTATGTGCCGCGCGGCCTTAACGAAAGCGCCGCGTTCCTTGTTGTCGTTGAAATCGACGATCAGGCTGCGAAGCATGCGCCAGCTGCCGGCCGCGGTTAGAAATTCTTCGAAACCGAGCATGCGGAACATGTCCTGTGCAGGCTGCGAAGATTGGAAGGTGGCGAAGTCCGCTGTCGGTTGATCGTCCACGTCAGGCCTCCGATGTTGAGTTTCGAGGCGCACCCCAAGGCTCGCCGGTTCGCCGATCGACAACCGGCCCCGCCATCGTCCGCTTGCGCGGATCATCCTTCCCGCCCGGCAGCGGCGTTCTGGTCTGAAACGCCCCGATGTCCTTCTGACGCACGCGATCGCAGTGCGCGATCAGCGGAATGTCATGGGTCCAGGCGCGTTCGAGATTGCAGCGGGCATGCGCGACGCCGTCGGCCGGCGCCCCGGTGATGGCGTGCGGCGCCGGCATGTGGCTCTCGTGCCACTTGCGGCCGCGGCCGATCTCGAGCCCGCAGATGTTGCAGAGCGGGAATTGAGCGGCGATGCCGGCCGCCTGCTGCGCGGCGAGCACCGATCGATAAAGTGCTTCGCGCGCGGTGGTGGAGAGGCGGCCCATCACCAGGCGCCCGACTGCGAGTAAACCTGCCGCTCGTAGCCGGCGCGCGGTCCGGAGAGCGCCGGGATGGCGATGCCGAATTCCCGCGCCAGGTCGCGCGCCAATGCGCCCGACAGCATGGTGCCGAGGCCCGTCAAGCGATGCCAGCGGTCGGGGCCGCGCCGCGCCAGACCCAGCGCCACCAGCGCGCGATAGTCGGCCATCGCGGCGCGTACGGTCGAATGTTCGAGCTTGCGCACCACCGCGATCGACAGCGTGCAGCGGCGCAGGGTGAGCAGCACCAATTGCTGCGCGGGCGGGAGCTTGCTCGGATCGATCGCGACGGAACATGGCTGGCCTGACGGTTGGGTGTCTGACATGACGCACTCCACGAAACGCGAAAGGGGACAAACGCGCTTTACGAAACGAGCCCGAGTTGACGGGCGATGCGGGCTCTTTCGTCGGCCTGCCCACGCGCATAGCCAGCCTCGCTGGCGGCGGTGATTTCGGATTGATGTTGGGTGGCCATTTCGCGGGCCATCGCGTTGAAGCCTTTGGCGTCCGCCATGGACTCGTCGTATTGACCGCAGCGGACGCTATCGAGCAGGTCGACTGCCTGCAGCAGCGCCTCTCGATCCTCGCCGGCCTCAAGCCGGTTAATGATCATCTGCACGAAGTTCTCGAGACCGTCGCGCTTGGTCTGCGGGATTTTAATCGGGCGGCTGTAGTAACACTGGGTGACCACTGGGCGCTCCCATCGCTGAGACTCAGGCGATGGGAGAAAGTTACGGTATGCGTAACTAAGCGTCAACCCCTATGTTACGGTAGACGCAACTAAGGCGCCCGCCGAAAATGATGGAAGACATCACCGGCTCTTGCGATAGCCGCGCTGTGCCATGCACGCAGTCATGGTCGCGTCTTCGGTCTGTGTTCGCCGAACGCCCGCACCTAGGTTCGCCCCGATGTCGCCGAGAGGAGAAAAATCCACCGCAGGCGAGTTGTAACTGCCGGGGGTGGGCGGCAGCACGGATTGAGGCCCCACATAGACCGGGACGGTTACGTTGTTTTCGACCGATACCCGCGGAGCGGCCGTCGGCGTCGGGACTTGATTTCCCGCCACCACTGCCGCTGCTCGACAGGTCGCGAAGTCGACTTCCCATTTCTGCTCTAATGCGGGGGTCGATCGAATAGCCTGATTGTCGAACCTCACCCAAGAATTCGGCGTATTGGCCGCGCAGCCAGAAAGCACGATGGCGAGCGCCGCAACGACAGTTGCCCTCATTTCGCACCTCGACGCCGGCTAAGCCTTTTTTCGCGCCTTCACTTCCTCTGGCTCCCGATCCGCCTCAGTCGGACGTCGCATCAACAGCGCACCGGCGTGGGTGCCGAGCACGTCGGCGCACGACTCTAGGAAATCCTGGGTGTAGCCCTGCTTGAGGGCCTCGATTCGCGAGATCGATGTTTTGGTCGTGCCGATTGCGTCGGCGAGCTCCTCTTGTGTGAGCCCGCGAAACTCGCGCCACTCCCTGATGAAGTGGCGACGACGACGTAAGGAATTGCCGATTTTATGAGGCATGGCGGGAGGTTACCTGTGACGCAACCGCCCGTCGTTAGCGCACAGAGCAACCTCCTCTTGACAGGAGAGTTGCGTCTACCGTAACCATGCGGGCATGGATGTGTCAGTCCACCCAGTCCGCGCCTACCGGCTCGCTCAGAAACCGCCGCTTAGCTTGGAGGATTTGGCTGCACGTATCCGCACGACCAAAGCCAACCTTTCGCGAATCGAGACCTTCAAGCAGACCATCAGCGATGAGCTGCTTGCGAACGTCGTCGCCGAGACTGGCATCCCGGCGGGCCGACTGCGTCCCGACCTCGCGAAACTCTTCCGCGTGTCACGCGCGCGGCCACGGCGGCACACGAGTGCCGCTGCTTGAGAAAAGACCTGCTGCATGTTTTCACTCCGTCACCAACCGCAGCAGTCGATGCCCCGCCGCTCCGGCGCGGCGGGCGAGGAAGCCGAACACGATCTTCAAGCCTGGGCCGATGGCATCGACCGGCACCACGATCTTGCGCTTGATCACGTTCACCACGGCGCCGCCGCTCTCGTAGACGGTCTGTTCGGCGAAGAACACGAAGCGGGCGCCGAAGCCGAGGTCCTCGATCAACGCCAGTCCCGTGCAGAGTTCGTCCTCGATCGGAACCGGCTCGATCAACATATCTGCTGGCATGCTTCCTCTCCCGATTGCGCGAAAGATAGGATTGCATCCTATCCGTTCGGGCATTCAGGAAAGTATTCAACCATAACATGCGGTTATCTCCGCCTTAATGACCCCGTAAAAATACGGGGCTTTCACAACACGCGCAGGATGAGCGCCACAATCAACACTACCGCACTGCCGACGAGTGCGGTGATCGCGAGTGCGTTCATGCGGGCCATCGGGAACGCTCCGCCTGCTACCGCGAGGTCGCTCGTTCTGATGCTGGCATCGTCGAGCAAGTGCTCGCCAGCACATCACCTCGCGCCCTGACGAGTCGAGTCGCGTTTCGTCCACAGGCTGTGGACCGTGTTGATAAGTCGCGTCCCGTTGCGTGCGTCTGCCGCCTTCCTTCAACACTCGCACCCGGGGTCCGCCATGCCGAGCATTCCGACGATCGTCGTTCGTAGCGAGGCGCGCCTGCAGGCGCTTCGGCGCATGCTGCAGCCGGCGGCGGGAGCGCTGGTGATGGCGGGCGTATCGATCGGGCTCGGTGTCGCGATCGCGGTGGTGCTTGGTGCTGCGCTGCGCGGATGGCCGTCATGAGCACCATTCCGTCCGCCCATCACGTGCTGATCGCGCTGTGCGAGAGCTGTCCCGCCGTGCACATCGATCTGTGCCACGAGGACGGCACGATCTTCGCGACGGCGAGCTGCGGTCCGGAGGAAGCCTGGATCGAAAGTTTTATCGCCGAGCTGCGTCAAAAAGCTGCGATCGCGCGGCAGCGCGCCGGCGGCGGCACCGCCCTTGAGACGGTGAGGCTGCAATGAGCGCCGCCGCCGCCGCCAAGGAAGAACCCGCCACCCGCTTCGCCAAGGACCAGCTCAAGGCCTTCGTCGAGCGCATCGAGCGGCTCGAGGAAGAGAAGAAGGCGATCGCCGATGATATCCGCGACGTCTACGCGGAAGCCAAGGGCACCGGTTTCGACGTCAAGGCGCTGCGGGCGATCGTGAAGCTGCGCAAGCAGGACGTCGACGAGCGCAAGGAGCACGAAGCGATCCTCGAGACCTACATGCACGCCTTGGGGATGCTGTCATGAGTTCGCCGCCGCGACGAGGACGACAGAGTGTGCCGGTAGCCGCATCCCGGCACGCGCCGTCGCGCGGCGTTCCACGGCCCCGCCCGAGTCCGCACCAAGGCCCGGGCGGGGCCGACCATCAGGCGACACGGTGTTCGCCGCCGGAACAGAAAGTGCCCCGAGCAGCAGCGGGACGAGATCTGTTCGGCGGCGGCGTACGGTCCCGCCCGGGACAACATCAAGGACACCCGGGCGGGACCGATTGCGCACTCAAGCCTGGCAGCCTGGTGCAGGCCGCGCAGACTGACCTGCAGCTCTACCGCAAGAAGCGCGAAGGCGACGCCGATCGGTTCCAGCCCTACGCGTTCCATCGCGATCACGTCGGCGCCGCCGACGGCGCGATCGCGCTCCTCGCGCTGGCGCTGGCCGAGCGCGCGATCGGCGCCAAGAGCGGCAAGCGCATCACGCGCCTGATCTATGGCGACGAGCCGCTGCTGGCGGCGGCGCTCGCTGCAGTGCGGACGCCGGTGCTCACGGCGGTGAACTGATGACGAGACGGTTATGACTCGCGCACCCCGCCCGCTGCGCGGCCCCCCCCGCAAGCTCGTCAGCCGCAAGTGGGCGCGCGAGCCCGACGACTGGTACATCGAAGAAGATTGGTGCGACAACCGTCTATTCGATGTCGAGTCGTTCGAAGGCCGGATTGTCGATCCGGCCTGCGGCAGCGGCCGCGTTATCAAGGCGGCGCGCGCGGCCGGACATGACGCGGAAGGATTCGATCTTCGCCGTCGTCCGCATTTTCGTCACAAGGTGGCGGATTTTTTCGAGGCCTCGCGGCCGGTGCCGAACTTCGTATCTAATGCGCCGTTCAAGTTCGCGCTGGCGTTCGTCGGGCATGCACTCACGCTCGCGACGCGCAAGGTCGCCATCCTGCTGCCACCGGGATGGGCGCAGGCGGATTGGCGCTCGACCTGGCTCGAGCGCACGCCGTTGCGGCGCATCTGGCTGTTGACGCCGCGGCCGTCGATGCCGCCCGGGCCTTTCGTGTTCGCGACGCGCGCGCCCGGCGAGCGGGTCGGCAATGGAACGACTGACTATGCGTGGTTTGTCTGGGAGCAGGGCTACGTCGGCCCGTGGGAGACGCGCGTGCTCCGGCGCGATGATGTGAAGGGCGCAGCGATTGTTGCTGCATCAAAATGAGCTTCGTACCTGTTGCGTCCCCGAGTTCCGGGCCTGACCTCCGCGCGCAGAGCATCCCATGGTGCTCATCTTAGCCCGCGTTCCAAAGGCCCGTCGCCTGTAACCGAGTAGCCATCCCCGCTGTCCCCGCTCTACACAGGGCAAAAACGGAGTTGTGAATGTCACCAATCAGCGCCCGCGTCCTAGCGGCGCTTGTGGCCGCCGGTGCGACCACCGAGCAGCTCGTCGCCGCGGTCAAGGCGGAAGAAGCCGCCGAGGCCGAGCGGCAGGCCGCGGCGGAGGAGCGCAAGGAACAACGGCGCGAGAAGGAGCGTCTGAAGAAAAGAAAGTATCGCGCGAAACAATGTCCCCCGATGTCCCCGGGGACAAACGGGGACATCGGGGGACCCCCCTCTTTTCCCCCTATAACCCCCTTATCTCCCCCGGGTGGTGGTGATGGTGGTGGTGACGCGCGCGTGCGTGAAGCCGCGGCCCTGGCGCAGGATGTGTTCGTGCTCGTCGGCATCGATCTCGAGTTCGTGCCGCCGCTGTGGTGTGGGCTCGCGATGTTCCTGCAGGCTGGCCTTGCCGGCGGCTGGAAACCCGACGTCGTTCGGCTGGCAGTGCGCAAGGTGATGGCGCAACGCCGGCAGGACGGCGCGCCCACCTCGTTCCGCTATTTCGAAAAGCCGATCACGCGCGAGCACGAGCTCGCCGCGCGGCCGGTGCCCCCTGTCCCTTCCAGCGACGGAGATTTCCATGCGCCAACTCAGCGCGAGCTTACCCTCGTTCGCAGCGTCCCCGCCCGCGGCAGCGCCGGCTTCACGGCCATCGCCGCTGAAAAGGCCCGCCGCCGTACCGGCGGTGCATGACAACCACGTCGAGAGCGAGCTGCCTGATCGGCTCATGTCGTTCTGGCAGGTGACCGAGGACGGCTTCGCCAAAGCGCCACGCACGCTCTGCCGGGCATTACGGGATATCGAGCGCGCGGCCATTGAGACGCGCGTTGCCGCGCTCAAAGCGGCGCTGTTGCCTTACACCGAGCAGGAACGCGAGGCAGTCGAGATCGCGATCGGCGCGACCATCGGCGGCTTTCGCTCGATGCGCCAGGAAGGCGCCGCGGCGATCGCGATTGTCGATTCGATCGTTGAACTGGTGGCGGAATTTCCGCCCTGGGCGATTGCGCAAGGGTGCCAGCTGATCCGCTCGCGCAAGACGGGTTTCTTGAAGCCGCCGATGAACCCGGAATTTCCCCCCAACGATTGTCGCGTCTACGAGGTGGTCGAGCATGTCGTCACGCCGTATCGGCGCGCGCTCGCTCTCGCCCATGCGTTGCTGTCGGCGCCGGTCGAGCCGCCGCCGCCCTCGATTGAGGTAGAGGCCAAAGTCAGCGCCGGCTTGGAACGGCTGGCGTCGTCGATCAAGCCGGCCGGCCTCGTGGATGTGCTGGACGAGCGCGCCCGTGTGATCGCACGCCAGATCGACGTCCGGGCCCGGGCGATGCGGGTCGAGGTCGAGCTCGCGGCCAAGCGGGCGGCGCGCGAGACGCAGACAATCGAGGCGGCGATCGATGCCTAGCGCCGACGTGATCATCCTGCCGGTGCTCGACACGAAGGCCGAGACGCGCGTGCCGGCCGGCGTCGATCTCGGTCAACAGCAACTCTTGCCGTCGAGCGACCGCCGCAAGGTGGTCGATCTGCTGCAGGTGAAGGTGGCGCGCGAAATGGCGCGCGTGAGCGAAGGAGGCAAGGATGTCTGACGTCGAACAGGACGACGACACCGTAAGGCGGCCGGCGGAGCCCGGACCATCGCCCGCGGAACCCGCACCATCACCCGGCCAGGTGCTGCTCGAGCGGCTGCTGGCGGTCCGCGGCGAGCTGATCAGCGCAGCGGTGACCCAGGACGCGGTGCTGACCAGCCTGCGCGGCCCGACGGCGAGCAAGGACCCCGCAGGCAGCCTGGTGGCGAACGCCGTGCCCTCGACGACGTCGAGCTTCTTCCCGGCGGCGGAGCGGCTTGCTGGCGACCTTGAGGCCCTGGCTGCCCGGCTGGCGCGGCAGGCGAGCGAGCTGGCGACCAAGTTCTGACGGCCCGTACGCTCCCGTACCGCTTGAGAGTCCCGCCGCAAGCCACGGGTGTCTATCGCCTTTTTTCCCGGATTGCGGTAGGGTCTCACCCTGAGGGCAATCAGGGGTGCCGGGAATGGCCATCCAGGGGCGGGACGAGCGCGGGGTTTCCGTCGTACTCGGGGATCCGGTCCTCATGCCGTATGGCGTCGAGCAATACCAATCCGGCCCTGTCACCTATCGCCACCTCATCATCGGCGGCACCCACTGGTTGGGCATCTTCGAGGCCAAGCACGACGGCGTGGGCTGGTTCGTGGTGCGGACCTCGCGCCGGCCGCTGGTGCTGATGCCGGGCGATCACATCAACATCCGGGTCAGGGTGGTCGAGGACCACGGCAACGCGGTCGTGGTCGAGTTTAACGACCCCAACCGCGGCCGCAGCGAGCGCGCGATCGCGCGCCAGGACATCGTCTTCATCGAGGAGAGGCCGGGCCCGATCACGACCGAGCAGAATCGTTAAGGGTTCGGGAAGCCAGCCGGGGTTATGCCTGACGCTGCAAGGCGTTCCGGCATGGGTCTCGCGTACCGTCTCACCTTCCTTTTGCCGCCCGCTCTGGCCCTGGTGCCGGCCGGGCGGCATTCGCCATGCATCGCCGGCTGCGTGCTGGTGATCGAAGCGGACCAGCCGCTCGTGGTGCTGACCGGGCCCTCGCGCGAGCAGCTGTTCGAGCAGGCGGGGCGATTCCTCAAAGTGGTGAGCAAGGGCGCTGGGCCGCAGACGATCGCGGCCATCCTGGAATCGCCGTGCGGGCGGCGCGACGGCTGGTCGATCGCCATCAACGCCAAGATCGTGTTCGCGCCGACGGCGCTCGGCGTGGACATCTTTCCGCGGCAGGTTCCGATGCCGGCGATGCTGAAGGATCCTGGCCGGCCATGGCCGCGGCCGCGGCTGGTGGTCGGGTGATGTTGAGTGGCGTTATAGCGGAGTGTGCGTTGGGGCGGACTGGGCGCAAGCGTAAACCGGGCAAGCGGTATCCATCGGGTGGACTCGTCCCGGTCGATCGATTCCCTGATGATCGCACACGCGCCGGCCGACAGCCGCACCGGCGCGGATTGAAAGACGATGATCGCTTGAGTGAGCAGGCGGAATCGCCGCTCGGTTACATGCATCTGTCGGGGCAGCTCAAGGTCGACCTGACTCAGTACGAGGACAGCGCCGACGCCGAGGCGCGCTATCAGGCCGGCGACCTCTATGCCAAGCTCGTGGGTGCCTACCGCAGCGTGATCGAGACACCGCGCGGCAGCGGCGGCTCGGGGCTGTCGGCGATGATCGCCGCCGAGCGGGTCGCTATACCCGATGACACCGAGACCCCGCAGCGCGGGTTCGGTTGCCCGTCGGACTTCGGCGAACCCATCGAGCGCTCGGTGCGCATCGGTGCGCACAGCCTCACGGTGCGGGAATGGCCGTGCGAACGTGATCCGGACGGCTGCGCCTGTGCGCGGCGCAAGGCACGCTACGACAACGCCTTCGAAGCACTGATGGCCGTCGGGCAGCGCGCGGCCAAGGTGGTGGCGCGCGTCGTCGTGCACCGCGAGGCAATCGCGCCGCAAGACCGTGTTTACCTTGTTGCCGGTTTGGAGGCGCTGGCGCGTCACTTCGGATTGACGGAACGCCAGCGACGACGGCACTCTCGAAATGCATCTTGACGAAATCCGCCCGGGTCAGCTCCCGGGCGTTTCGATTCCGGGGGGTCGTCATGTGATCGACCCGCAGATCGCGACCGCGCTCGACACTCTCGCCGAGCGCATCGCTCGCATCAAGGCTCCCTCGAGCCGCAACCCACATGCTTTCCACGAGGACCGCTCCGAAGTGGCCCACGAAGCGCGCTCAATCGCGACGTGGCTGCGCACCGGACGCAAGCCGGCGGATTAAGGATGCAGCCGCGCACCTGGGATCAAAAATTCTACGCGCGGCGGGCGGAGCGGCCGTTGGCCGCGAGCATCATCGGCAGCCGTGGTCTGTATTCCATCGTCATGCCACCGCTTGCATCCGAAGGCATAGCGCAGCGGGTCATCCAGTCTGTGCGCGCCTGGATCGAGAAGCCGGTCCTCGGTCCGGGTGAACGGCGTCACCCTTCTTAGGACGCGTCCGCTTCGGCGGGCCGTCCGGCCCCGACGCTCGCGGATGTACCGACGTCGGCGGCCAGCAATCTGCAGCGCGAGGTGACCTTGGCGCGGTGGATCACCATAGAAGCTGAAAGAGTGCTCCGAGTTGCGCATGGTCGCGATGTCATCCTGTGCGACGACCATTGCGCGGGGCCCGGTCACAATCGTGGTCAGGCTGTCAGATGAAGCGCTGCACAAGCTCTTTTACGAGCCTGAGCTAGTCAGCGAATAAGGAAGAGAAGAGGGGCGTGCGCGAAATGAACAAACTGACCGGCCGTCGTACGTACGTCCGTAAGAGCGACGGCGCAGTGATGGTCAAGGTCGCGCCTCATCGATTCGTGAACCAACAGGCGGCAATCGCGCTTGGTCTGACTCCAATCCACAGCGCCACACTGCAACTTCATTTTCTCGATCAATTCATTGGTCGGAAAACGGAAGCGGGTGCTTCGGTGCCGGAGAGTATTCGTGGGAAGGGCCGCAGCCGGTGTCAGCCGGTTAGGCCCTAGCGGGGCTGACACACCGCCACCGGATGCTTCGCCGGCACCGCAGCGCCTGCCGAAGTCTCCCGAGACTTCGGCAGCATGCGCGCGCCGGTCTCTAGATCACGTCTTCGCCAGGAGCTCCTTGATGACGGCGACTATCTCCTGCTCCTCCGAGTGACCCTTCACGCTCTTGATGGCGAGGTTGAGGATGGTCGCGCCCTCGCTTCCGTCCAGGATGCCTTTGTTGTGAAGGTGCTTCATTAGCGCGAGCGTCAGCGTAATGCCCGCGTGAGCAGCCGCTTCGGGGGTATGGGGTTTCATTTTGAACGTTCCTTCTAGGTTTCCACAGCCCTTATCATGAAGGTCGGAGCGGGGCCTGCTCAAGGGGGCGAGGGGCGACATAGGTCCCGACGCGTCGCTCGGCTGCAGGAGCGGCGGGCGGCGGTCAGCGAGTCCCAGGCGGCCATCGCGTCCCATGCCGCCGGCTACGTCCGTGTCTCGACCGAGGAGCAGGCCACCCACGGCCACGGCCTCGAGGCGCAGGAGCGGGCGATCCGCGCCTTTGCCGACAGCCAGGGCTACGAGCTCGTCGGGGTTGTCGCAGATCCCGGCGTCTCCGGAGCAACCAGACCGGCCGAGCGGCCGGGCTTCGCGCAGCTGCTCGAGCGCGCCGCCGCCGGCGAGTACTCCATCCTGCTGGTCTGGAAATTCGACCGGCTGGCGCGTCAGATCGTCTATGCGGTGACCTCGGTCAACGAGCTCGCCGAGAAGCACGGCGTCGTGATTCGCTCGGTCACCGAGCCGATCGACACCTCGACGCCGATGGGCAAGACCATTTTCGCGGTGCTCGCCGGCATGGCCGAGCAAGAGCGCCAGGCCATCACCGAGCGCACCTGGCACGGGCGGCGCGAAAAGGCGGGGCAGGGCGGCTTCGCCGGCGGCGGCACGCCCTATGGCTACCGGCGCGACCTCGAGGGCGGCCTGGTGGTCGACGAGCATGAGGCCGCAATCGTACGGCGCATGTTTGCGATGCGAGCGCTCGGGCTCGGCTACGCTCGGATCGCACGCGAGCTGAATATACATGGCAACGGAACGCGGCGCGGATCTCCGTGGCGCCACGGCACCGTCGCCTACATCCTCGACAACCCCAAATACCAGGGCGACGTCGAATATCTGTTCCGCTGGTCCGGCGCCGAGGCGCACGTTCTTCGAGCAGGCGCTCACACACCAATCATCGAGCGCGCTGCCGAACCGAGCCCCTCGGCGCCGACGCCGGCGTGACACGAGTCCACGAATATGATTCTCCTGTTAGGTTCGCTTCGAAGCGATCGCACAGGAGGCCAAAAGAATGGCTACGACCACTACCAAACGGAAGCCCGCGACGGCGAAGAAAAGGCCGAGCGCGCGCACCACGGCGCGGCGCAACGCGAGCGCGCGCACGAAGCCCAAGCGCTGACGAGGCGGTAGGGAGCTTCTGAAGGGCCGTCACCTGGTGGCGGCCCTTTTGTTTTGAGGTGTTGCGATGGCGATCGCCAGCTCGGCCAGGCCGCGCGGGCCGAACGCCAAAACCCGCCGCCTGATCTACGGCTGGATCTCCGACGATGCGTACGCGGCATTCGAGTGCGCGGCCGCCTCGCGCGGCGAGCATGTCGACGTGCTGGTGGCGCGGACGTTCGAGCTGATCGGCCGCGAGGATGCGATCGCAGCGATACTCGATGAGGCGTGACCGATCGTGACCGAACCCACGAAGCCCACCAACAATCTTCGCCGGATGATTAGGCCGACGCCCGAGGAGCGCGTTCGATTTTCCGAGCGTTGCGCCAGCAGCGTCTGTGCCGCAGCCCGCGCGCTGCGCGACCGCTTTAAAGAACTCGGCATCCGCGCGCCATTCTCCGATGACGACGCTGCTTGGTGTGACCTTGCCGACGTCGCCCTCCGCGGGGCAAAGGCCACGGGCAAATCTCCCGCTGACCTGATTGGGGAAGCAGTTGTCGAAGGCAACATCAGCTGGGGCACGGAAGAGCTTGGCCGGATGGCTATGAAAGCTCTTGAAGAGGCCGGATATACGATTGTCAGGAGGAACGACCATGGCAAAGAATAAAGGTGCCTCCGCCCCCGTCGCTGACCGCGATTGGGAGATCGACGACGCCGTGCGCACGCTCACCCGTGCCCAGGAGATCGAGGCCGATCCGAAGCTGATGGAGAAGGTCAAGAAGCGCGCTGCCGAACAGGCGGCCGAGCTCACCGAGGTGGCCGGCTCCAAGGTCGCCGCCATGGTCAAGCGCGGGCTGATCTCGGAGAAGCAGGCGGCGAAGCTCAAGGGCGCTCAATGACGCTCGCTATGAGGCTTCAAAGCCAGCGGCGAACGCCGCTTGCGGCGACGAACAAGACGCTGGCCAAGCTCGTGGCGGCTGGCGCGTGCACGTTTGCAGAGGCGATCGAACTACGGGGATCATTCAGTCGGGCCTTGAAGCCGCGCAAGCTCAACGGCAACGGTTGCCGTTGATGGCTGAAACCGTCGTCCAGCCCAACAACAAAGCGGTCGCCTTCCAGGGCAAGCCCTCGCGCGAGTCCCGGGCCCCCGGCATCAAGGCCAAGGCCAAGAAGCTCCACCGCCGCGGCATGATCTCGGCAAAAGAGCTCGACAAGCTCACAGGGCTCACCGAGCATGACCGAGAGCAAGGCTAAAGCGTTCCCGGCGCGCCATGCGCGTTTCGTCGCCGAGTACCTGATCGACTTCAACGGCGCCAAGGCCGCGGTGCGGGCGGGCTATTCGGCGCGGCGGGCGAAGCAGACGGCGTCGGAGCTTTTGGCGCGCGACGAGATCGCGGCGGCGATCGCCGAGGGCCAGCAGCAGCTCGCGGCGCGGGCCACGGTCACGGTGGACGAGGTGGTGGCGGCGCTCACGACCGTACTGCGCGCCAACGTCCTGGACTACATGCGGGTCGGGCCCGAGGGCGAACCAATCGCCGATTTCAGCGAGATGACGCGCGAGCAGGCCGCGGCGGTGTCGGAGGTCACGGTCGAGGACTTTGTCGACGGCCGCGGTGACGATGCCCGCGACGTCAAGCGGGTGCGCTTCAAGCTGCACGACAAGCTGTCGGCGGCCGACAAACTGATGCGCCACCTCGGTGGCTACGCGCCGGTCCGCATCGGCAACGCGCCAGGCGAGACGTTTAAGACCAGTCAGGCGGCGCATGAATTTACCGACGCGGAGCTCGTCGCTATCGCCCTCGGCGGCCGCGGCGGAGCTGCTCCGGAGGAGACGGGCGCGCGATAGCCTGATCGGCTTCGCCAATTCGGTAGAGATCCCGGGCAAACCCGTTGCCGACGATGAGGATGCCTGGCTGTTCAAGCCGGTGGAGACCACGGTCGCCGATCACCACCGGCTGATCATGCAGCACGCAGAGACGATCGCCTCGACGCCGTACGGTCGCGGCATGTTCTTCCTGCCGCCGGGCTCGGCCAAGTCCACTTACGGCTCGGTGCTGTTGCCGGCCTACAACATGGGGCGCTTCCCCGGCAACCGCCTGATCCTGACCACGTACGGCTCCGACCTCTCGCGCAAGCACGGCCGCCGGGCCCGCCAGATCGTCCGCTCACCGGCCTATGGCGCGATCTTCAACACCGGCCTGTCGCCGGACTCGAGCGCCGCCGACGAGTGGGCGCTGACCAACGGCTCCGAATACATGGCCGGCGGGATCCTTTCGGGGATCACCGGCAACCGCGCCAACGGCATCATCATCGATGATCCGGTGAAAGGCCGCGACGAGGCGGAGTCGGACGTCGTGCGCAAGCGCACGCTCGAGGCCTACGAGGACGACATCAAGACGCGGCTGCTGCCGGGCGGCTGGATGCTGCTCATTCAGACGCGCTGGCACGAGAACGACCTCGCCGGCTCGATCCTGCCGGAGAGCTGGAAGGGCGAGAGCGGGCTCATCCGGTGCCGCGACGGCTTCGACTGGCTGGTGCTGTCGATCCCGGCCAAGGCCGAACGCGCCGACGATCCGCTCGGCCGCAAGCCCGGCGAGTATCTCTGGCCGGAATGGTTCGACCGCAAGCACTGGTCGCAGTTCGAGAGCAACGCGCGGACCTGGTCGGCGCTTTACCAGCAGCGGCCGGCGCCGGAGAGCGGCAACTATTTCCGGGCCGAGTGGCTGCGGCCTTACACGGACGCCCCGGCACGCGCGACTCTCACCGTCTACGGCGCCTCTGATTACGCCGTCACCGAAAAGGGCGGCGACTACACCGTGCACATCGTGGTCGGGGTCGATCCGGACAACCGGATGTACCTCCTCGACCTCTGGCGCCGGCAGACGGCGTCGGACGAATGGGTCGAGGCCTGGTGCGACCTGGTGCTGAAATGGAACCCGCTCGGCTGGGCCGAGGAGAAGGGCCAGATCAAGGCCGGCGTCGGCCCGTTCCGCGACAGCCGCGCGCTCACACGCAAGGCCTATTGCGCGGTGACAGCGTTTCCGACGCGTGGCGACAAGGCGGTGCGCGCACAATCGATCCGCGGCCGCATGGCACAGCTCGGGCTCTACGTGCCGACGAGCGCGCCCTGGGCGGCCGACCTGAAGACCGAGCTGATGAGCTTCCCGAACGGGCGGCATGACGACCAGACCGACACGCTCGGGCTGATCGGGCAACTCCTAGACGTGTTGATGCCCGGACCGAAGCCGAAGACGGCCGAAACCAACAAGCGCAGCGACTACGGCCCGGCGCAACGGTCGGACGAGAACAGCCTGCTGACACTTTAAGGAATCGCCCCGTGCCGCCCGATCCGCACTGCTCGGCCCGCATGGCGCCGGTCGACGCTTTGTCGGCGCCCTTGCGCGCGCTGGCGAACGAATACGGCGCGGCAATCGTGCTCGCCATGCTCAACGACGGTTACGACGATCCGGCCGAGCTCCGCGCGCTGCTCGAGCTCCGCCGCCGCCGCAAGCAGGACGAGTGGCTGGCGACGGATTTCATCACGCCGGCGACCCGGCAGGGATTTATGGCGAGGTTGTGATGCCGATGCTCACCCTAACGTCGCTCCGCCGCGCGCAACTGCTGTCCTCGACGTCGCGGCGTGCGCTCTTCTTCGCCATCCCAGCGTTCACGCCCGCTGAATTGCTGCGCATCCTGGTCGGAGCGCGCGGCTGATGCAGCTCGAGGTCGCCGCGTCCGAAGGCCGCAGCGTCGCGCGCCGCAAAAGCAGCGCCGACGAGAACCGATCGCAGTTCCTCCCGGTCGAGACTCTGCGCCGCCAATACCTCGACTATCTCACCTGCAAGGTCGCCGAGATCGAGGAGGCGAAGGAGGCGCGGCGCTATTACCACGGCGCCCACTACACCCCCGACGAAATCCGCGTCCTGCGCGCGCGCCGGCAGCCGCCGGTGGTGTGGAATCGCATCGCCCGCAAAATCAACGGCATCGTCGGCGTGGTGCAGAAGCAGCGCCGCGACCCGAAAGCCTTCCCGACCAAGCCGAAGGGCGAGGCCGGCGCCGAGATCGCGACCCAGACCATCCGCACGGTGCTCGACGGCAACGACTGGGAGACCCGCGACGAGTTTTGCCTGCGCCAGGCGGCGACCGAGGGCATCGGCGGCATCGAGCTGCGTCTGGTCGCGGGCGACCAGGGCGACCCCGACATCGAAATGTGGGAGGTGTTCGGCGACGACTTCTTCTACCAGCCCACTTCCGTCCGCTTCGACTTTTCAGACGCCCGCTACAAAGGAATCGCCAAGTGGGTCGACGTCGACGAGGCGGTCGAGCTCTTTCCCGACCGGGAAGAACTGATCCGCGGGCTGATCGAGTCCGGCTCCGACCTCACCACCAACGCCGACCGCGAATACAAGTGGATCAACACCACCACGAAGCGCGTGCGGCTGATCGAGCACTGGTATAAGCACCGCGGCGTGTGGTGTTGGGCCTTCTACATCTCCAATCAGCTGCTGGAGGAGGGTGTCTCCCCGTTCAAGGACGAGCGCCGGCGCACCATCGCGCGCTTCATCATGTTCCGCGCCGCGGTCGACCAGGACGGCGACACCTACGGCTTTGTGCGCAACTTCAAGGGCCCGCAGGACGAGCTCAATCAGAGCCGCTCGAAGAGCAATCATGTCGCCAATTCCCGCCGGCTGATCGCCGACAAGGGGGCGGTTGACGACGTCGAAACCGCGCGGCGGGAATGGGCGCGGCCTGACGGCTACATCGAGAAGAATCCCGGCAAGGAGATCGCGCCGGATAACACTACCGCCGATCTCGCCGCGCAGCTGCAGCGCGCGCAGACCGCGGCCGACGAGATCGAGAACTTCGCCAATACCAACATCGCCAACATGACCGACGGCGCGGTCGGCAACCTGTCGGGCGTCGCCATCAACCTCCTGACCCAGCCAGGCCTCGCCGAGCTCGGGCCTTTCATCAAGGCCTATCGCGGCTGGAAGCTGCGGGTCTATCGCGCGGTCTTCAATCTTGCCCAGCAGTATTGGACGTCGGAGCGCTGGGTGCGGGTGACCGACGACGAGGACGTCGCTCATTTCATCCAGATCAACGGGCTCGACCTCGACGACTACGGCCGGCCGGCGATGGTCAATTACCTCGGCGCCCTCGACGTCGACATCAAGCTCGACGAAGGCCCCGACGAAGTGACGCAAATGCAGGATACCTACGACGTGATCAAAAATGATCCGGCGGTGCCTGCCCAGGTCAAGATCGCGGTGGCGCCGATCCAGGGCAGCGTCAAGAAGCGCATCCTCGCCATGCTGCAGCCGCCGGTCGATCCGGCGCAGGCGATCATGAAGCGGCTCGCGCTCGAAGGCGCCTCCGCAGAGAACGAGAGCGAGCGGGCCCGCGCCGAGGAACGCCGCGCGCGTGCGGTGAAGGATGCCGCCGGTGCGGCCGCGCTGGTCGTCAAGGCCGGGCTCAACGGCGCCGAGGCCTACAAGGCCTCGATCGAAGCCGGGCAGGGCGGCGACAACGGGCCGGGCGCTATCCAAGGCTTGCCCGACCAGGCACCGGGGCCAGGCGGTGCGCCCACTGCAGCGCCGATGCCGATGATCGCTCCGCCGGCGCCGCAGTTCCCGTTACCGTTCGGACCGTAGGGAAAAACCCAAACAATGAAATCCAGTAGTGCGCTCCCCTGCGTTGGAGACTCCTATGTCAAATGATCTCGGACCGGCCAACGCGCCTAATCAGCTTTCAATCTTAGCTGCTATCCAGGCGCTGTTGAGCAATATGACCATCGCCGCCGGCTCTGCCATCATCGGGAAGGTCGGGATCGACCAGACCGCCGGACAGAACGAAGTTATTCCGAACGCATCCGCGAGAGCGGGCGGCGTGCCATCGACGGCGCGGTTTGCTTCGGCAGCGGCCTCGACCAACGCCACGCTGGTCAAGGGCAGCGCCGGTCGCATTTATCAGGCCAGTGGCAAGAACAACGCTGCCTATGACGTGTTCCTCGTGCTGTACGACAGCGCAGCCAGCCCGCCCGTGCCGGGCACCACCACAATTCGCAAGAAGATCGTCTGCCCCGCCGGTCAAGCCTTCGTCTATGACTGGCCGTCCGGCCTCTCGTTCGCGACCGGCATTGGCTACGCCTTCACCAAGTTGGTGGCGGACGCCGACACGACGGTGCTGGTCGCAGCCGATATCACCGGCTTCAATCTGGACTACGCGTGATGTCGGGGTTCTCCAGGCCACCCCTCCCGTCCGTCACTCAGACCGTGGCCGCCGGCAGCGCTGTAGCCCTCACCAACGGCACCGGGAAAAGTGTCGCCAGCATCACCCTCACGCCCGGCACCTGGCTCCTCTTCGGGGCCGTAGGGTTCATCTACGCGGCCAACACGAGCTCAACACGCCTCCTTACCTCGTTATCCGCAACGGACAACGGCATCGATACCACCCCGGGCTTCTGGTTCAACGAGTTCACGGCAGCCCTCGTGCCAGGAGCGGGAAACCACCAGCACCGCCCGGTCGGTCCCGTCGTGGTGACGGTGACGGTCAACACCCCGTACTACCTCATCGCCATGGCGGCGTTCACGGTCGATGTGCTTACCGCATGCGGCGAGATCACGGCCGTCCGCATCGCCCCATGAAGTATCCCGGGCTGAGCAACCTTTTCATCCGCGCCTGACGATACGGGCGCGAAATCGACGGCCTGTTTCAGGTGGCCGCCACGCCCTAACCCCTCTCCCTCACCCCTCATAGGAGGGAGATTATCGAGTTTCGTCCGCGCCTGACGACACAGACGCAGCCGCCCGCTCGCGGTTCTGCAAGAGCGCTCGTCCGCCCCACGATACGGGGCACCGCCACGTCCGGCGTCAAGGGACGTTTTCCGTAGTCACAACGACACTGTGAAGGACTGACTGACAATGGCTCAGAACGAGGACCAATTGCTGAAGGGTGCTATCGACGCAACGCAGAAAGAGATTTTTGCCGACGTGTTCGATAACGACGAAGCCGTCTTGGATGAAACCGGTGATCGTTCCATCGAAGAGATGGGCGATGGCTTGGAAGGTCAGGTCGAAGAGGATGAGGCGGGCGACGAGGCCGAGGACGCCGGGAAAGGCGTTGACGCCAAGGACGATGCCGAGACCAAAGACGATAAGGCCGCGGGTGACAAAGACCCGAACGACAAGACGGCGCGGGACGACAAGGGCAAGTTCACCACCAAGGACGAGAAGGCCGAACCGGAGAAGGGGACCCAACCAGACCCCAAGGCCGGCAAGGATCATCGCGTACCGGTCGGTGAGCTGAAGAGCGAGCGCTCACAGCGCCAGGCGGCCGAGGAACGAGCGACAAAGGCCGAAGAACGCGCCGCGGCTGCAGAAGCCAAGGCGCAGGACGAGGTCGCCAAGCTCAACGCCAAGCTGGACGGTGTTCTCGCCGCACAGCGGCAGCCGCCACAGCCGGCCAAGACCGAAGAGGCCAAGACACCCGAACGCCCCGACATGTTCGCCGATCCGGAAGGATACGCGAAATGGGTCGAGGACCGGGCCAACGAACGGGTCGCTACGGTCGAGCGAAACATCTCCCAACGCTTTATTGAGCAGAGCTTTGCTCTCGCCCATGACGCGCACAAGGAGGTCTTCGAGAAGGCCCATGCGGAGCTTACTTCCCTCAACCCGAAGAACCCCGCAGACGTCATCACGGTCCGCAACATCGCCAACGCGCCCAATCCGGGCGCCGCGCTGATGAAGTGGCACCGCAATCGCGAGACCCTGCGCGAGGTCGGCCCCGATCCCGCCGCCTTCAAGCAGAAGCTCGCCGACGACACCCGTGCGGCCCTCATGAAAGACCCGGAATTCCGCAAGCAGCTCCTCGAGGACCTGCGCGCGGAGGCCACCGGGGGAGCCAACAGCGGCGATCCTGCTCGAACCATCACGCGCCTGCCGAAATCCCTCAACGGCGCCGCCGGTAGCGGCTCCAACCAGGACGCCGTCTTCGACGGCTCGCAGCGCGCCATCTTCGACAACGTCTTCGCAGACCAGTAATCGCGCCACCCGCTTCGGCCAAACCAAATGACCCGCCGCAAGGCGGGTTTTTTGTTGGGCGGACGGCTGCGCGCGACCCATCACAGAAAGGGTCACGGCCATGGCCGCCACCGCTACGAGTTCCAACAACAAGCTGATCAAGTTCAGCACTGACATCACGCGGGAATTCATCCGCGAGAACCCGCTGTCGCCCTACATGGGCCCGGGGATGACCAACATCATCCGGGTCATCAACGACCTCAAGCCCGGCGGCGAGCAGATCAACGTCCCGCTGATCGCGCGTCTGAAGAACACCGGCGTCGGCTCCGGCACGTTGCGCGGCAACGAAGAGGCGATCGACAACTATGGCTGCCGCGGCTGGATCGACTGGGCGCGCAACGCCATCACGGTCACCAAGGCCGAGCAGCACAAGTCCTCGATCGACTTGTGGGCGCAGAACAAGCCGCTCCTGGCCGACTGGGGCAAGGAGCTGCAGCTGTTCGAGATGGTGGATGCGTTCTACGCGCTGCCGTCGGAAACGGCGCCCGCCGGCCTCGGCTCCGCCGCCGGCCAGCGCGTCAACGGCATCCTGTTCGATGCAGCGACCGCAGGCCAGCGCAACACCTGGGTCACCGACAACGCCGATCGCGTGCTGTTCGGCAATGCCGGCTCCAACCTCGTCGCGGGCAACTTCGCCTCGAGCTGCGCCAACGTCACCAACGCGATGACGCTGTCGGCCGCCATCATCACCCGCATCAAGCGGGCGGCGCGCAAGGCCAATCCGCGCATCAAGCCCTACAAGACCAAGAACGGCCGCGAATACTACGTGTTCCTGGTCGGCCAGGAGCAGTTCCGCGACTGCCAGAACGACACCACCATCATCACTGCCAACACCCAGGCGCGGGCGCGTGAAGGCGATGCGATCAACAAGAACCCGCTCTTCCAGGATGGTGACCTCCTCTACAACGGCGTCATCATCCGCGAGAACGTCGAGCAGTCGATCCGGCTGCCCACGTTCTACAAGACCGCGGGCTCGGGCAACGTGCAGATCGCGCCCGGGTTCTTCTGCGGACAGTCGGCGCTGGCGTGGCTCTGGGGCCAGGCTGCGTTGCCGACCTTCCTCAAGGAGGATGATTACGGCTTCATCCGCGGCACCGGCGTCGAGCTCGCCTACGGCATCATGAAGATCGCCAAGAAGAACCCGGCCGGCAACCTCAAGGAGTGGGGCGTGTTCACTTGGTTCGGCGCGGCGATCGCCGACACTTAAGCCCTGAAGGCTCTGATCAAACGGCGCGGCGGGAATCCTCTCGCCGCGCTTTCCCGCTTCAAATCCTGATCATCGGCCCAAGGAGGCCAACCATGAAACGCATCCTCGCGGCTCTTGCCGCATTGTTCCTCGTCGGGACGAGTGCCGCCTTGGCGATCTCGCCCCTCATCGGCAATGCCACGCCGGCGACCCGGCAGCTGCCGATGCAGCTGGTTCATACCTACCGCGCCACGGTCAACTTCAACGATCCGACGATCTCGTCTGCGATCCAGTTCGGCTCGCTGCCGGCTGGCTCTTCCATCGTCGCCGTGCAAGTCGAGATCGTCACGGCGTTCAACGCCGCCACCACCAACGTGCTGACCTTCGGCACCACCACCACGGCGACCGAGCTGGTCAACGCCGGCGACCTCAACGAGGCCGCGACCGGCGTGACCAGCGTCACGCGCGGGCTCGGCCAGTCGCTCACTGCCTCGGCCGATACTGGGCTCTACGCCAAGTACACGCAGACCGGCACGGCGGCGACGGCCGGCAAGGCCATCGTCACCATCCAGTACATCCCCAACAACGATCAGTAAGGCGCCCCGCGCGCCTTCCCGCTGCTCGTCCTCAAATCCAGGCCCAAGGAGGGCCAATCAACATGCTGAAGAAACTTCTGGCGGCCGCGGCCGCGCTCGCCGTGACCGCCGCGATCGCCGCGGCGGCTACATTCGCGATCGACGGCGGGCAGCCGGTGCTGCCGGGCAATGCGGGCCCGACCGTATTCCACTCCGGCGGCGCCACTCCGGTCGCCGTTTCAAGCGGCACCGATGCGACCGCCGTCAACACCGAAACCTACATCGTCGAGGTGTTCGTGCCGGCGAACGCGACGCTCACCGGCGTGTCGGTCCTGCATCTGGCGACCTCGACCGGCAACGTGCAGTTCTCGCTCGCCGATTCCGCCGGCGTGCCGATCGCTGCGGCGGTTACGGCCTCGACCGCGGCCACCGGCTCGGCCGCCTACCAGAAGGTGCCGTTCGCGGTCGCGTATGCCGCCAAGGGCCCCGCGAAATACTTCATCCTGATGCAGAACAGCGGCAGCAACCATTACCGGGCGCACGCGCTCGGCAATTTCGGGGCGGCCAAGAAGACCGGCGAGACCTACGGCACGTTCACCACGGTGACGCCGCCGACCACGTTCACCGCCGATCTCGGCCCGATCGCCGACGTCTACTGACCACCACACCAACCCCTGGAGCGGCGGCTGGCGACAATCCAGCCGCCGCTCTTCAGCGCCTGACCGGCGCCTTACATCAGAGGAATGACCCTATGGCGAAGAAACCCGAGGCGGCCCTCAATCTCAAGCCCGGCGACGACGTCGAGAAACGTCCGCTCGTGACCTATGTGCCGCAGTCGGGCGATCCGGCCGAGGTGACCTGGAACAGCCACGTCTTCAAGGCCAACATCCCGCGCACCGTCAACGTGCCGGGCATGGTCGAGCAGGCCCGCGGCAATCCCTGGTTCCGGGTCGGCGACGAGGAGAGGGCGCAGGCGTCGTCGGTGACGGACAGGCCGAAGACCGCCGAGGAATACCGCGCCTATGCGCTCGCCTGGATCATGGCGGCGCCAAGCTCGGCCGAGCTCGCCAAACGCTGGGACGACGAGGCGGCGCTGCGTGCCGAGGTCGAGGCCGGCACCGACGACGAGGAATATCTCGCGCAGTTCTTCAACGTGAAGTTCGACCAACTGAAGAAGGTCGAGGCCGACTGATATGGCCAAGACCCGCGCCGATCTGGCCAGCGATGCGCTGAGCAATCTCGGCATCGTCATCCTGGCGGACGGCGCACCCACCCGCACCCGCGCCGACTGGGTCAATGAGACCCTGTACCTCCTTGGGGTTATCCGGCAGACGGATACGTCGGCAGTGCGCACGCGTTCCGAGCTTGTCAACAACGTCGCCTTCATCCTCGGCCCGGGCGAGGTCGGACAGGCGCTCAATGCCGACGACTATGCGGCGATCGATATGCGCTTCGACACCGTCATCGGCGACCTCAACGCTCGTGCGATCGCGACCATCGGGAATGCCAACGCCATTCCGGGCGCCTGGTTCGACGCGCTATCCGCGATCGTCGCCAACGTCTGCAAGGAGAAATACGGCGTCACCGGCGACGAGGCGACGAAGCTGCAGGCCGAGGCCGCGCTAGCCGAGGGCAAGCTCAAGACGCTGACCCGGACTGGGCTCGTCGATGAGGTCTTGCCCTCCATCGTCGGCGACCTCAACGCTCGCTCCATCGCCACCGTTGCCGACCTCGGCGCCATTCCGGGCGCCTGGTTACCCTCACTTGCCGACATCGCGGCCGAGTTCGTCAAGGGCCGCTTTGGCGTGTCGCCGGAACGCTCGCTGGAACTGACCGCGCGCGCCCAGGCGGCCGAGCGCAAGCTCAAGGCCATGACGCGCGCCTACCTTGTCGACCGCAACATCGACGCAATCCTTGCCGATCTCGCGGCGCGCGACATCGTCTATCTGGTCGATCAGAGCGACATTCCCGACGAGTGGTATTTTCATCTCGCCGCCATCGTGGCCGATCGCTGCAAGGGTAAGTTCGAGCTCGATCCCTTGACGCTGCAGCGGGTGTCGACCGACGGCGCGCAGGCCCTGATGGATCTGCGCGAATTGACCCGCGGACGGCCGAGCTATCTGCCGCAACAGACGAGCTATTTCTGATGCCGACGGTCGATATCCCGTTCCCGCTGTCGTCGGCGCCCGGCCGCAGTCCGGGTGAGGGTGCCGGCCGGCTGATCAACTGTTATGCCGAGGCGCTGGGGCCAGAGGCGATCTCGCCGGCGGTGCGGCGGCGGGTGGCCGGGCTGACCGCGTTTTCGTCGCCCGGCGGGGCGGTTGCGGCCTGCCGCGGCTTCCTCGAGGTCAATGGCCTGCTCTATGCCGTGATCGGGCGCACCATGTACGCCATCGCGTCCGATGGCGGCTTCACCATCGTCGGCGTCGTCGCGGGCACGAAAAAAGTGTTCATGGCGCGCAACAACAAGAAGCCCAACCCCGACAAGGTGCTGGTGACCGAAAACGGCGCCTTTAGCTTCGATACCACGATCGTCGCGTTCGCCGACCCGAATCTGCCGGTTCCGTGCGGGGTCTGCTTCCAGGATGGCTTTTTCTTCTTCCCGGTCGGCGACGGCCGCTGCTTTGCCACCGGTGTCAACGACGTCACGGTCAACGCGCTGACATTCTCGACCGCGGAATCGAAACCCGATGGTCTCGTCACCGCGATTCCGTTCAACAACCAGCTCCTGCTGTTCGGGTCCTACTCGCTGGAATTCTGGTCGAACACGTCCAACGCATTCCCGGCTTTCCCATACACGCGCTCGGCGGCAGTCTCGCGTGGTCTCGTCGCGTCCACCGCGATCGCTGGTCATCAGGACGGCTTCGGCGGTTCGGCGCTGATCTGGGTGGCCGACGACAACACAGTGGTGAAATTGGACGGCTACACGCCGGTGAAAATCTCTGCGCCCGATCTCGATAACCTGATCGAGCTCGTCGCCGACAAGACGACGCTCGAGGCCTGCGTCTACATCGCCGGTGGCCATCCGAAATGGGTGCTCTCGTCGAATGACTGGACTTGGGAGTTTGATCTCAACACACAAAAGTGGAACGAGCGGGCGAGCTATGGCTTGGCGCGCTGGCGGGCGTCGCAGGCGGTTTACGCCTTCGGCAAATGGCTCGCTGGCGACACTCAGACCGGTTCCATATTCCAGATCGACGCTGCCCAGCAAAAAGAGGGCACCAACGCGCTGATCTATCGTCTTGAGAGCGGACCGGCGCAGAACTTCCCTAATCGCACGCGGGTGGCGCGCGCGGATTTCGACCTGGCGAGCGGCGTCGGCGACGCAACTGGCGCGACGGTGCCGGAAACCGATCCGGTCGCCGAGGTGAGCTGGTCGGACGACGGCGGCGCCACCTGGTCGCTGCCAGTGCAGCGGCCGCTCGGCCAGCAGGGTCGCTACCGTCAGCGCATTACCGTCACCGGCAGCGGCAGCTCCGGTCCGCGCGGCCGGCGCTGGCGGATCGTCATCAGTGATCCGGCCTATGCCGCGATCACGCTTGGACGCCAGTCCACCGAATTGCGGGATCACTGATGACGACGGCCACAGGCAAGCCGCTGCCGGATCCTGGATTGCCCTGGAGCAATCCCGCGACCGGTCGGCCGACGCCGCCGTTCGCCGAATATCTGCAGGCGCTCGAGCTGATCGCAAAACTTTTGAACGCCGGCATGGTCGGCCCGCTGGTCGATGCGGCGAACGATGCGGCCGCGGCGGCCGCCGGCGTTCAGATCAACGGCCTCTACCGTACCGCCAACGCCGTCCAGATCCGACTGGTTTAGGAGTACGCCGCCATGGGCATCTTCGACGGCATCTTCAACAATAAGCCGGCCGAGCGGGCGGCGGCCGCGCAGAGGGCTGGGCTCGAAGCCGGCTATGGCATGGCGCAGCCGTTGCTGCAGCAGGGCGCCGATGCGCTAAAGACGAATTTCGCGGCCGGGCTTGACCCGTTCCTGAAAAACTTCGCCACTGCCAATCAGGGCCAACAGACCTATGCCGATGCTGTCGGCGCCAACGGTCAGGAGGGCTTCGACCGCGCGACCACGAATTTCCGCGCCGATCCGGGTTTTAAGTTCGCGCTCGATACCGGCAACGAGAATGTGCTGCGCAACGCCGCGCGCACCGGCAACCTCGCGAGCGGCGGGACCGACGTCGATCTGATGAAATTTGGCCAGGGTCTCGCCGATCAGCAGTACGGCAATTACGTGCAACGGCTGCAGCCGTTCATCGGCGCGTCGGGTGCGGCTGCTGGCGGCATCGGCGGGCTCTATGCCGGGCTCGGAACGCAGCTCAACGGCAACTACGGTACCCAGGCCAATCTCGCTTATGGCACGCAGACCGGCATCGGGAATGCGAACGCGTCGGCCGAGCTCAATCAGGGGAACGTAAACAAGAACATCCTCGGCGCCGGGCAGCAAGGCATGGAGCTCGCCGCAAAGTTCCTGCCATTCCTGTTCTCCGACGAGCGCGTCAAGGAAGACATCGAGCCCATAGGCGAGCTCTACGACGGTCAGCCGATCTATCGTTACAAGTACATCGGCGATGACCCCACCACTCATATTGGTCTGCTGGCGCAGGAAGTCGAAGAGCTCGAGCCCGACGCGGTCGCTGAGTTCGGTGGCATCAAGGCCGTCGATTACAAGCGCGCCACCAACTTTGCCGCCGGATTGGCGGAGTTCGTCTGATGGCGGCTTGGGATAACGTCTCGCTGCCGGGCGCGCCGCAGGCACCGTCCTATGCGTCGCCGCTCGTGGACTTTTCGCCGCTCGGCAATCTGGTGAGCGATTTCTACAAGGGCAGTCAGCAGAGCCAGGAGTTCAAGGCCTCGCGCGCATTTCCGAATGGCGTGCCGCGCGATGCCGCCGGCAATATCGACACCAGCGCGATCGCGGATGCGTCTGCGCGCTATGGCGGCGTCTCCGCGGTCCAGGGCCTGCTGCCGTTCCTGCAGAAGCAGCAGGAGCTGGATCGCCCAGTGCCGCCGATGCCTGGGATGGATCCTCCGCAACAACAGAGCCAAGCCGGTCCCGCCCCCGCGCCGCGCATCCTGACGCCGATGACCGGCGCCGCCCCCGCGCCGGCACAGATCCCGGCGCACGGGATTCCGGCACCGAGCACGGCCGTGCCGGCGCCGGGCGGTGACAACGGTCAGACACTGATGGGACTCGTCGCCGGCAAGGTCGGCGACGAGCAGGCCGGCAAGGTCGTCGCGGACCTCGTGCGCATGGCGCCGCAGATCGGCGACCCGAACGCGCCACAGACGCCGGAACGGCTGGCCAATATCGGGAAATTCGTCGACGGCTATCTCAAACGCGCGGGCGCCGCCGGCGGTCAGCTGTCTGCGCCTGGCGGACCTCCTGCCGCGGGGACGCCCGTCACCGTCGCCCAGGGTGGGCCGGCGCCGTCACCGCAGGGCGGACCCGGCGGCGCCGGTACTCCGCAGCAGCCATCACCGGCATCGGTCATGGTACCGCCCGCCTATCGTGGCCGTGAGCTCGAATTCGCGCAACAGCTGCGAACGCAGGCCGATCAGACGCGGCTGCGCGCGCGCCGTGAAGGCATCGTCGGCATTCCGAGCAAGGCGATGGAGGACCGCGCAGCGGCCTTCGACAACCAGGCCGCCAAGATCGAGGAGGCGCTCGGCACTGCGGCACAGCCGACGCCGGAGATGAAGAACGCCAGCGCGTCGGGCGGGCTGACGCCGCTCCAATTCGAAAATTCCAAGATCATCGCCAAGGTCGCCGCCGAGAACAGCGCGCTGACGCCGGAGCAAAAGCTCTACGAGCAGGCGACGCAGCAAGGCTATCGCGGCTCGGTCGACCAGTTCCACGTCGACCTCGCGGGGCGAAAAAAGGCCGGCGAGGTCGCCGCCGAGAACAGCGCGCTGACGCCGGAGCAAAAGAACGCGCGCGGCGCCGGGGTGTCCAGTCCGCTCGACTATCAGCGCCAGCAAGAGCAGCAGAAGGCCGACATCACCGCCGGCGAGAAGAAATACGAGGGCATCCAGCACCAGGCCGACGAGGCCCACAACCTGGTGCAGACCCTGCGGCTCAACCAGTCGCTGATGGATGATCCCAATTTCTATTCGGGTACCGGCGAAGAATATAATTTGATGTGGAAGCGCATCGGCGCCTCGCTCGGGCTCACCGATCCGAATGCGGCGGTTGCGCAGGAGGCGTTCCGCAAGACGGTCTCGAGCGCGATCCTCGATCAGATCCGCTCGCTCGGCGGCCAGGGGCTCGGCCAGGTGCGCGTCGCCGAGATCAACGTGATGAAGCAGGCGGCGCAGAACCAGGACAACACACCGGCGGCGAACCGGTTGTTGTCGGAGATGCAGATGCGGCTCGCCACCAAGTGGACGCTGCCGATCGCGGAGCTCGCGCAGGCCTATAAGGACGGCGGCTCGGTCACCATCGACGGCCAGACCTATATGCTGCCGAAGCACGGCTCGCTCGATGCCGGCTTCGACAAGCTGAAGACCAAGTACATCAACGAGCATCCGCTGCTGTCGAAGGAAGATCTCGAGGACACCCGCCGCATCGCTCCGCCGCTGGTGCGATCGCCCGCGGACCTGAAGAAAATTGGCTGGAAGGACGGCACGCCGTTCCGCACGCCGGACGGCCGTATCTTTACGCATTTCTCGCCGCAGGGACCGCAATAAATGGATCCGTGGGAGGCGTTCAGCGACAACGGCCCGGCGCCGGCGCCGCCACCGACGAGTGGTCCTGGTACCGCCGCGGCGGCTGCTCCTGCGCCCGGCGGCGACCTTTGGGGCGCCTTCGTCGACACCGGGCCGAAGGCAAAGCCGGCGGAGACTGTCTCGACCGCCAAGTCGGCGCTCGAGGGCTATCTCGACACGGCGGGTTTCGGCTTCCATGACGAGATCAAGGGCCTGTCGGAGGCGTCCGGCCTGCCGGGCTGGATGGGCGGCTTCCGGGCGCCGATTGGCGCGGTGTGGCTCGGCATCGAGAAGCTCACCGGTGGCGACACAGCGGGTACGGCCTACGAGAACGGCCGCGACGAGATTCGCACGCTCGACAAGGCGGCGGAGGAGCAGCACCCCGGTGCGTTCCTGACGGGACAGGTCGGTGGTGCGGTGGTGGCGCCCAGCTTGTCGGTCGGCAAGGGCGCGGTGACGGTGGGCCAGCGGGCGCTACGCGCTGCCGGAACGGGTGCGGTGCAGGGTGGCATCTACGGCGTCGGCAGCGGTGAGACTGCGAGCGATCGCGTCACCCGCGGGCTGGTCGGTGCCGGCGCGGGCGCCGCGATCGGTGCTGCGGCATCGCCGGTGGTCGATCTTGCGGCGGCCGGACTGCAAAAGGCCGGCCAGACCGTACAGTCGGCGTTTCGGACGGCGCGTGCTGAATTCGATCCGACCGTCGTCGAGCGGGAAGCCTCAAAGCGCATCGTGGCCAACCAGGCTGCCGACCTCGAGTCGCGTGGGCCCGCCTGGATGCCCGACGAGATCGCCGCGGCGCAACAGGGCAACATTCCGCTGACCATTGCCGACGCTGGCGGCGAGCGCACGCTCGCACTCGCGCGATCCGCTGCGAACCAGTCGCCGGAAGGCCGTGCCGCGCTCGAGGAACTGGCGCGCGATCGCTTCGCTGGACAATCGACTCGCGCCGCGGCCGTGATCAAGGGCATGACCGGCGTGCGCAACGCAGCCGATGACCAGGCGGCGATTGAGGCGGCGGCGCAGAAAGCCAACCGACCGGCCTATGCGAAAGCCTATGTCGCCGGCGATCGCCCGCTGTGGTCACCCGAGCTCGAGCGCCTGACCAGCGCGCCGGCATTGCGCGAAGCGATCACGGGCGCCGCGCAGCGCGGCAAGAACCGTTCGGTAAGTGAGGGAATGGGCGGCTTCAATCCGACCGCCGAGGTGACCGCCGACGGACGTCTCCTGTTCAACAAGGGGCCGACCGGCGTTCCGACTTATCCGAATTTGCAATTTTGGGATTATGCGCAGCGCGAGCTCCGCGATGCGGCGAACGCAGCGACCCGCGGCGGCAAGAACGAGGAGGCGGGTGCGCTGAAAGGCCTGCATCGGCAGCTGCTCACCGAGCTCGACAAGCAGGTGCCGGAATTCCAGCAAGCGCGCACCGGCGCCGCGGGATTCTTCGGCGCCGAGAACGCGCTCGAGGCGGGCCAGAAGTTCGTCGGCGCCAAGGGAGAGAATGCGGAGTTTGCGCGCGCGCTCGGCAAATTCAATCCGGAGCAGCGCGAGCTGTTCTCGCGCGGCTTTGCCTCCGAGCTCGCCAACCGCATCCTGGAGCTGCGCGACGGCCAGGATGTCATCAAGCAAGCGTTCCTGACCTCGCCGGCGTCGAAGCAGCGCATCGAAATGGCGCTCGGTCCCGACCGCGCCCGTCAATTGGAAGTCTATCTGCGGGCGGAGACGCTCGCCGACCGGCTACGCGGAGCGATGGGAAATTCGACCACGGCGCGTCAACTGACGGAGCTCGGGCTCGCCGGCGCCGGCACGCTGGCCGTGGGTCACGGCGCCATGGAAGGGGAATGGGACACCAAGCACGCGCTCACCGCGGCGCTCCTGTTCGGGGCCGCGTACGGCAAGCACCGCGCTCAGATACTCGATAACAGCGTCGCGCGACGGATAGGGGAGATGCTGGCCTCGAACGATCCCGCGGTCTTGCACCAGGGCATCCAGATCGTCGCCAAAAGCACGAAGCTCACCGACGCGTTGCGTACCGCCGGCGACAAGATCAGCGCAGCTCTGGCCGGCAAGGTCGCGCCGCGGAGCGGATTGTCCGCCATTCAAGGCCCAGCACGCAGCGCTGCCGATGGCGAACAGCCAAAGCCCGAAGGGGTAGTCAACAAGTAGCCAGACGGCCGCAAGGCTGGCGGTGAGGGCGCGCTGCATGCCGGCAAGCATGGCATGCGTCCCGCAGAGTCGCAATCCCGTCCGACCGCGCCACGCGGTTCGCTAACGGAGACTTCTCAAACATGAAACTTCTGTCCCGCGCCCTCTTCGGCGCGCTCGCGCTCCTGTGCGCGCCGCTGCCCGCCTCTGCCACCGGCATCCTGCCGCTGTCGGGCCAACAGCAGTTCGACAATGCGACCGCGGGCTTCCTCAACGCCGGGTGTATGTGGATCTTCGCCACCGGCACGACGACGCCGCGCACGGTCTATACTGACTTCGCGCTGACCGTCCCGCATCCATCGCCGATCGTCCTCAATTCGGTCGGTCGCGTGCCGCCGATCTACGGCGCCGACGGTGCGGTGCGGGTGCGGGTGCGCTCAAAGAATACCGACGGCAGCGCCGGCTGCCTCGTCAGCGGGGTCCTGCAGTTCGACCAGGACAACGTCGCGCTCGTCACCGCGGCCGCCAGCGGCAGCTCTTTGCCGATCCCCGACGCCACCCAGATCTGGGGCACCGGCGACATCAAGGTCCGCTACGACGACCAGCCGGTCGAAGGTTATGTCCGGCTCAACGGCCGCACCATCGGGTCGGCGACGTCGGGCGCGGCCGAGCGCGCCAATGCCGACGCCGAGGCGCTGTTCAAGTTCCTGTGGGGTTTTTCCAATGTCTCGGTGGTGACCGGCAAAGGCGCGAGCGCCGCCGCCGACTGGGCGGCGAACAAGCAGCTTACGCTCCCCGACATGGCGGGACGCCTGCTCGGTGCGCGCGATGATCTCGGCAACGGCGCCGCCGGGCGCATCACCGCCGCCACGGTGACAGGGCCGACCGCCGTCGGCGCCGCCGGCGGCACCGAGAAGGGCACGATTGCGCAGGCCAACCTGCCGAACGTCAACTTCCCGGTGTCCGGCATCACGCTTTCGGATACCCGCACCTGGGGCTGGTCGAAGCCCGGGTCCAACGCCGGCGTCACCGGCGCCACCGACGCCATCCTGCAGCCGAGCGGCACCAACACGACGATCACCGACACCGTGACGGTGACCGGCGGCGAGCTGGCGGTCGCGACGCAAGGCACCGCCGCCTCCGGCGGCGCCGGCACGGCGTTCAACACCATCGCGCCCGTGATGCTGTTCACCACCTACATCAAGCTGTGAGGCGTCAATGTTCCGAGGCGCTTTCCCAGCGATAAGCAACCGCCAAAGCTTCATCGATGCCGTCGAACTCTATGACGACGAGGACGGCACGCTGGTCGACCTGACGGGCTGCATCATTCAGGTCGAAATCAGGCCGGCCGGACTGTCGTGGCCGAGCGACAGCTATTGGTCCGCCGGATGGGGATGGGGTTACGGCCTCTTCGGCTCGACGCGCCTGCTCGCATCGACCGCGGATGGCTCAATCATCATTCCCGACGTCGGCACCTTCATCTTCACGTTCACGCCGGCACAGATCGCCTCGTTATGCCCGGGTCTTTACGAGCTCGCAGCGAACATCTCGCGAGACGATGAAACCGTTCAACTCATCCTTGGAACCATGCCGGTTCTCGACGGAGTCGTGCCGCAATGAAATTACAAATGACGCCGCGTTTCCCCGCAATCGTGCAGGCCGCCAACGGCGACAAGGTGGTGCGCGCGAACGGCGCCTACACGTTCGGGCCGGCTTACGACCAACTCACCGCGCTCGGCAGCCTGACCGATCTGCCGAACACGGTGTTTCGTTCCTACAATCTAGCGACCGGGCTCTATCGCAGCCTCACGGCGCAGCAGCTCGCTTCGGCAATCGGGTTGCCAATCACCTCGGGCGTGCGATCCCGCCTCCTCGCCGATATCAACTTCTACGTCCGCCCTGACGGCAGCGACGCCAATACCGGCCTCGCCAACACATCTGGGGGCGCCTTTCGGACAATCCAAAAGGCGATTGATACTGCGTTCGCATCACTCGACTGGAGCGGGTTCAACGTCTACGTCAATGTAGCTGCCGGGACCTTTACGGACCCCGTGATCGTCACCGGCAAGGCCGTCGGCCAATACGGCGGCGGCACGCTTATGATCATCGGTGATCAGACCACGCCTGCAAATTGCATCGTCAGCACGACGGCAGCAGATGCGTTTACAATTACCAAGGGCGCCGCGGTCACAATCGCAGGGTTCAAGGTCCAGACAGCGATATCCGGCAATTGCGTCAAGTGCCTTTTCAAAAGCCGGCTGACGCTCGGCGCGATGGAATATGGAGCGTGCGCCGGTTACCACATCCAGACGGCTTACCAGTCATTCACGGAGACAATTGCATCATATAAGATATCAGGCGCCGCCGCCGCCCACTTTTACACCGTGCTGAGTTCTGTTCTTGAGGTGGTTGGGATCACCATCACGCTGACTGGGACGCCTTCGTTTTCGACCGCGTTTTTGGTCGGGGCGGTGAACTCATACTCTCATCTCGTTAGCGTGACGTTCAGCGGGTCAGCGACGGGCCAGCGCTTCTACATGTACATGAACGCCGTCTACAGCGACGGAAGTACACACGGATACGACTACCTTCCCGGTAATGCCGATGGTGTGACGTTTGGCGGGGCGGTATACAACAACGATTACGAATACGTCGGCTGGCAGTCGTGGTCTCCGACCATTGCCACGGTCAGCGGAACGGCCGCAACCGCTTCCGGCCAATATAAAACACATGGTCGAGATTTTGAGTTTTCAATCACGGCAGTGGTGGGTTCAATTGGAGCATCGCCCAGCATTGCAATACCAATGCCTACCGTGAACAATTCTTACAATGCTGCGGGTATTGGAAGCCCTTCGGGGAACAACGCGTTTAGAGCGATGGACATCACATCTGCTGATGTCTTGATGACCGCGTTTGCCCTCGAGAGCAATCCGTTCATCTTTCTCAAGCCACTCGCGGGCGCATCTTTTGCAACGCATGCCTACGTGATCAGCGGGAAGATGCCGCTCAACGCCTATCCATGATGCGCGCGCCTGTCCGGCAAGCGGGCCTCGTGACGCGCGCACCAATCTTCGCCGCCATCGCGGCGCTATCCACCATTGCGGCCGCGAGCGCGCGCGACGCCGGCCAGTGGAGCGACCAACCGCCCGCCGTGCGCGAATGGTTCCGTGGGCTGATGCAGCCGGACCAACCACATGTATCCTGCTGCGGCGAATCCGACGCCTATGAGGCGGACAGCTTCGAGGTCGAGGGCGACCACTACGTCGCGATCATCACCGACGGCAGCGGCGATCCCGAGCACGGCAAGCGCGAGATCCCGAACGGCACGCGAATTACGGTGCCAAACCACAAGATGAAATGGGACGCCGGCAATCCGACCGGGCACGGCGTGATCTTCATCGGGCCGCAGGGCCAGGTCTTCTGCTTCGTCACTCCAGGCGGCGTCTGAGCTCGCCCTTTCCAAGGAAAAATCCCTGTGAAGCATCCCTTCGGCGCACTCGCGCCCGAATACGATTCGCTATTGCGCACGGTCACGGTGCGGCCGGAGCGCGCGAAGGCAATCGACCAGGTGGCGCGCAAGCTGCTGTCCTATCGCGGACGCTACCAGCAGGTCGCCGACGCCACGCGCGTGCCGGTGATCGTGCTGGCGACCCTGCACGAGCGCGAATCGAGTGCCGATTTCCGCACCAACCTGGCGCAGGGTGATCCGCTCACGCGGCCGTCGACGCACGTCCCGGCCGGGCGGCCGAAACTCAAGCCCGGCATCAGCTTCCCGGTGAGCTGGGAATACGCCGCGGTCGACGCCATCGAATATGACCACCTCAACGACGCCTCGGCGCCGTGGTCGATGGTCTATGCCTGCTGGAAGGGCGAGGCCTGGAACGGCTTCGGTCCCCGCAACCACGGCATCCACACCGGCTATCTGTGGGGCGGCACCCAGCACTACGCGCGCGGCAAGTACGTCGCCGACGGGATCTGGGATGCAAACCACGTCGACACCCAGCTCGGCATCGTGCCGGTGATGTTGCGCATGGTGGCCCTCGCTCCGGAGCTCGCGCTCGTCGCGGCACCGGCGATCGCCGGTGCCGCTGAAAGTGCGCCGCAATCGGTGCCGGTCGGCGTCGGCGGCGGTGAGCGCGACGCCGCGTGGATCCAGCGCAGGCTCAACGCACTGGGCCAGGCCCCGCCGCTCCTCGAGGACGGCAGCTACGGCCGCCGCACGCGCGAGGCGGTGCGCTGGTTCCAGGCGACGCACGGGCTCGGCGCCGACGGCCTCGCCGGGCCGCTCACGGTCGCGGCGCTGGAGCGGGGCGAGGTGGGCGCATGACCATGGCGCTGGTCCGCAGCCGCGGCGGCTACTATCTCGATTTTGCGATTGCGCCGACGCTGGTCGCGGTCGCGGCTGCGACCGAGCAGCTTAGCCGCGGCATAGGCCTTGCGTGGCTTGCCGCCATGCTGGCGGGAGCGCTCGCGTGGACGCTCGCCGAATATCTCATCCACCGCGTTTTCCTGCACCGCCTGTGCCGTGCGCTGCACGCCGAGCATCATCGCGTGCCGGCGGCCTATGTCGGACCATCGAGCTTCTTCACCGTGGCCGTGGTCGGCGTGCTGCTGGTCCTCCTGGTGGCGCTCATGGGGCAGACCGTCGGTGGCGGCGCCTGGGCCGGGATCCTGCTCGGCTATTTCTCCTACATCGTCATGCACGACGCGCTGCACCGCCGGCGTATTCCGCGCGGCCATTGGCTCCGACCCGCCTTCGACCGCCACATGCTGCATCATCGCGGCATCGAGCGGAATTTCGGGGTGACGACGGCGCTCTGGGACCGCATGTTCGGTACCGCCGGCACGGTCGCGCCGGCGGAAGTGGAGCCCGGCGAGATGGACTTTCCCTTCACCACGGACGGCTGCTCGGGCGGCATGACGGCGCTGTGGCGCGTCGTCTACCGCCGTGATCCGCCCTGGAACGACCTGTGCGTCGAGCACGACAAGGCCTACTGGGCCGGCGGCTCGGTTGCCGATCGGAGACAAGCGGACCGCGTCCTGATGGCCGGCGTCACGCTCAATGGTCATCCGGTCTTTGCCTTCCTCATGTGGTGTGCCGTGCGTATCGGCGGGCATCCCTTGCTGCCGTTGCCCTGGCGCTGGAGCTACGGCTGGACCTATCCGAAAAATTACGCCTCGCACCAAGGGTGAGCTGATGAACAAGCGCATTGATGGGCCCGTCATCATCTCGGTGATCGTGGTGACCGGGTTTTTCGCCATTCTGGTGCTCTGGCTCGTCACCAAGGCCTCCTCGGTACCGCCGAGTGAAGGGCTCTCCATCATGCTCGGTGCCATGGCGTCGGCGTTCACCACCGTGGTCGGCTACTGGATGGGCTCGTCGGCCGGCTCGAAGAACAAGGACGCGGCGATCGCGGCGATGGTCGAGACCAAGGCGCCATGATCGCGCTCCTGACCACGCTCGGCCTCGGCGCGCTGGCGCCGCTCCTGGCCGCCGCCGGCGGCTGGCTGACCGTGATCGGCGGCCCGGTGGCCGGCGTCGCCGGGCTGCTCTCACGCCGGGTGAGCGGCCCGACCCTCAAGCTCATCCTGGTCGTGGTCGCGGTCCTCGCCGTCATCATCGCGGTGGTGGGGTTCACGGCGCACTACGAACACCTCAAGGACAAGGCCGCCGACTTCCTGGTGCTGCAGCCGAAGATCGCCGCGCTCGAGCGCGATCTCGGCTGCGATGGCCGGGACGAGAACGAGCGCGAGCTGTTCACCTGCATCCCGGCGCGCGACCGCGATGCCGCGGAGGCAAAAGCTGCGGCGCTGCGCAAGCTGCAGGGGGACATGGCGCTGGCGCTGGAATTCGAGCGGCGGCGCGCCGACCAGAACGCTGCCGAGCTCGCCGATGCCAACGCGGCGATCGAGCGCTCGAGCGCTGCCGACGACGGACCGCTGCCGAAGGTGATGCGCGACAACTGGGCGCGCGAGCGGGCGCGTCGGGGGCTGAAATGATCCGCACCATGGTGGCGATCGCGCTCATGTCCGTTCTCGCCGGCTGCGCCTTGGCGTCGAAGCCGGCGCCGATCGGCGTCTCGATCGACGGCCCGAAATTCCCGCGCTCGCAGTTCGACTGCGGTAGCCGCCCGCTGCCGCCGGATCCCGCGACCGCCACCGGCAAGACCGCGGCGCTCCATGAAAACCGGCTCGGCAGCTGGGGTGAGGGCTGCCAGGGCAGGCTGCAGAGCACCGGATTGGCGCTCGAGGCGGCCGGACAGCTGATCGACGGAGGCAAGGTGCCATGACCGACCCATCGCTCAACCTCGATACCATCCTCAAGCTGATCGAGATCGTCAGCGTGATCGGCGGGGGCGGCGTGGTGGCATTCCGGCTGGGGCGCGTGACGACGCAATTCGAGGCCGGCATGTCGCAGCAGGCCAAGGAGATCGCCGAGCTCAAGGGCGACGTGAAGGCCGTCAACAAGCTGATCACCGACATGGCGCTGCAGAGCCAGCGCATGGATGCCCTCGACAAGCGCCTCGACGAGCTCGCCCACGGCCGCGGGTTCATCGACGTCGCCGTGAAGCGTCCAGTTCGCGCGGCAAAGTAAACTGCTGGCGCCGACGTCCATGACGCTCCTCCCGGACGGGAGGAATTCCTAGAGCGAGTCGCTCGATCGATTCCCGGCGCACGCGCCTGTTAGTCACAGGTCTTCGAGCGTGGCGGAGATCAAGGATATTCTGCGGCAGCGGCCCGCGGCTCGTTAAGGTTGCGGGAGTGGAATGTGCCACAGAACCAGGAGTGCCGTCACAGTGAAAGGTGAAGCGATGCTCCACTACGTCCGAACGGAAGGCAGCACCAACAACTCCCTGTCATCATTGATTTCTATGCTGGCGCTGTTCACGCGAGAAACTCCACGTTCGGCGCCGCGCCCTCGACAGCGGTCAAAGAAGAAAACTGCTTCACGGGTGGCAGGTGCAATAGCTTCATAAGCTTGACCATCGCCGCGCGATACGTGGCGGGGCTTCTATGTTCCCCGGCCTTCACCCAAGCCTTGATCTGATCGGCGGTGCGCGCGAAGCCTGGAAGCGCCTTGTAGCCCCACATTTTTGTTTCTTGGGCGAGCCGAGCAGCGGCATCGTCACCGTGCTGGATGGAAATGTAATTATTTAGATACTCGAATGCCCACCAGCTCCAGGGCCACCATTCGAGGTCTCTAATGATTTCCTTTCCCTTGTACGACTTGAATTCTTTCTTATAGTTCGCGACCACGCTCCGCTTATTTTGAAACTGGTTTAGGGGCAGGCCTGCGCGAAGAAAGTCGTTCACGAAAATGTCGTGCTGGACGACGTTGACGAGCTTCCCGAGAACATTGTCGATATAGGGGATATTCGCCTGGTGGGCGGATGACAATTCGAGACTGTTGATTAGCGCGAAGCCGCGAATGGGAAGGCTTAGGTGCAACAGTTCATGCATCGCCGCAGCTTCTACCCGATCGCTGCCCATGTTCAGCTTGATGGTTGCGCCCTGGAAACGCGCCGACGCCCCGCCATCATCGATGCTAAATTTGCTGACACCGTCGAGATTGACGAAGCCCTCCACAAAAAACATCGGCCCGTAAAAGGCGCGGACCTCGCCCAATAATTCTTGACCGGCTGGGAAGTCGGCAAAGATTTCGTCGAGGTTGGGAATCGGGTCGGGCACGGCTGCCTCCCACGAAGGAAGTGGGATTCAGCGCATTCTGTTAGGAGAGTCGAGTCGGGCTGTGGATGGTCCGCGTGGAGGCGATCGCGGCTTGCGACCGCCTCTGATTTAACGCGCCTGCTGTCGCCAATCGCGCAACGGTTTCTCGGGCAGATGCGGCATCCCCTCGATCTCGCGCAGCGCTTCGAGCTCCGCCGAGGTCAGATGGCCCAGGCACCCCAGCTTCTCCTGGGTCACGAAGGTGACGCCTTCGCATTGCCCGACGTGATTCAAATAGACGTAGAGGATGCGCTTGTAGTCCAGCGCGGGTGCTTCCTCGGCAGGCATCACGCACCGCGCTTCCGCTGGAAGGCCTTCCCGGAGCTTGGTTGGCAGATAGGTCATTGTCCCCTCGCATCAGGCGGCGCATTGATCGCGGCAATGATCTGATCGGCAAACCAGTAGCAGCCGGTTTCGTCATGTGGCATGCCGTCCTCAGCATCCCAGAAGCAGAACGAACACGGCACCGTATCGTCATCGACGGTCGAGGCCGATTCGCAGCCGCGTGCGATCCGGAGAATTCTGGCGATCCGCGTCTGTAGATCGGCGGTCACGATCACCGCTTCTTCCTCGGTGATTCGAGCGCCTGGTCCACCAGCCGGCGGATGGCCTCGGGGCGGGAGGGGACGTCGGGCTGGGCGTGAGCCCAGGCGTCAATTCGGCCCAATTCGTTGGGAGGGACGCGCAAATGTATCGATGTCGCACCGGTGGGCGGCCGGCCTCTTCCTCTTTTTCGCGTACCGGCTATTGACTGCGGCATTATTTTCACGTACCACAAAAAGGTCGGGCCGCCAAGATGTTTGCACCATCTAGACGGCCCTAACCCAAGCCAAGGAGTCCCCCATGGCCCAGGCTAACCACGCACTCAATCTGATTCGCACGCTCGGCGCGCGTCCGAGCGTGCCCCCATCCACACCGCGGGACCGCGTGCGGCAGAGCACCGCCGTCCTCGCTCACCAGGCACTGCCCGAGCTGATCGCTGCTCTGGCCGCGCTGACAATGCCCCGCATCCGGTCCGGCGCGGCAAGCCCTGCCGAGATCGCCGCGCGCAGCGAGCATCTGACCGACGTCCTGGCGGTGGTGTCCCGCTACGTGACAACGGTCATCGACGACACCAATGAGCGGGTGGCGCTCGGCACGATCGACTGCCGCTACATCCAGAACTTCTTTGATGACGCGGCCTCGGAGGTGGCCGGGTTGTTCAGCGTCTGCGCGCAGCGCACGGCGGCGAACCAGGAATACAACGGAGGGTCACTGTCATGACGCTCCTGTTCAAACCGGCCGAGGTCACCTCGGCCTATCTCAAGGCCTCGCTGACCGGCTTTGCCGGCTCCGGCAAGACCAAGACGTCGGCGACCATCATGATTGGCCTCGTCAAGCTGATGCGCGAGTTGCGCCTGCCGGCGGCCGAGAAGCCGGTCTACTTCCTCGACACCGAAACCGGTTCGGACTGGGTCAAGAAGGATTTCGACGCCGCCGGCATCAAGCTCGCGGTGGCGAAGACTCGCGCGTTTTCCGACCTGGTGCCGGCCGTCGAGGAGGCGCAGCACAACGGATCAGGGCTGATCGTCGACAGCGCCACGCATTTCTGGAAGGAGCTCTGCGACACCTACCAGCGCGCCAAGGCGCAGGAATACCGTCGCTCCACCTACAAGCTGCAGTTCCAGGACTGGGGCTTCCTCAAGGGCGAATGGGCACGCTTCACCGAGGCCTATGTCAACTCGGCGCTGCACATCGCGCTCGCCGGCCGCGCCGCCTATGAGTACGACTATTTCGAGGACGACGACGGCAAGAAGCAGCTCGAAAAGACCGACGTGAAGATGGCGGCCGAAAAGGACACGGCGTACGAGCCCTCGCTGTCGATCCTGATGGAACGCCACACCGACATGGAAACGATGAAGGCGTACCGGACCGCGACCATCCTCAAGGACCGGGGTTCCGTCATCGACGGCCAGGTCTTCCGCGACCCGACCTTCGAACACTTCATGCCGCACATCCAACTGCTCAATCTCGGCGGCAAGCACCTCGGCGTTGACGCCAGCCGCAACAGCGCCTTGCTGATGCCGGCTGCTGACAAACGCGACGACAACGCCCGCCAGCGCCGCATCGTGCTCGACGAGATCACGACGCTGATGACGATCCACTTCCCCGGTCAGACCGCCAAGGAAAAGACCGGCAAGCTCACGATGATGCTCAAGCACTTCAAGGCGTGCTGGACCGAAATGGAAGAAGTCATGCCGCTGTTCGATCTCCGCGCCGGCTACGAGAGCCTGCACCAGGAGCTCGAGGGCAAGGCGTCGCGCTACTGCCCGCGCGAGGCGCAGCCGGTGCCGGCGATGAACGACGGCATTCCGGACTTCCTGCGGCGCGAGGATGCCGCGGCCGCGACGCCGGCGGCCGAGCCGAAGACCAACGGCCACGACGAGCGCGGCTGGGTCAGCGCCTTCCTCGAGCAGGACGCCGCCTAAACGCTATTCCTGGCGCATCGCCAGGCTCTCTGAGCGACTGTTTCCCGCCGCCGGCCTTCGGGTCGGCGGCGGGCTTTTTGCGTTTTTAACTCATGCCGCCTACGATTCCGGCCTCACTGCTTCGAGGAGATCACCAATGGCCCGACAGATCGTCATGGATCACACCGGCGACTCTCGCCACGAATTTGACGCCGGCGACGCGGTCGCGCTGAAAGCGGCCGAGGAGCGGTTCAAGGAATTGACCGGGTCGGGCTTCACGGCCGCGAAGCGGACCGGCGACGGCCAGAGCGAGGTCGTGCGGGCCTTCGATCCCATGGCGGAAGAGGTGTTGTTCTTTCCGCGCCTGCAAGGCGGATGACCTACCGCGGGTCAGCCGAGGATTTCCTTCGCTTCGAGTTTACTGCGTTCTTGAGGCGAGAGGGTCGCGACGCGCGGATGTTGTCGCGCGCCGTACTCGAGCGCGTTGAATGCCGCGGCGCTTGGCGCTTGCGTTGTGAATTTGGGCGGGGCGGGCCCTGGTTCATCGACCTGCCGCCCACGGTCGAACGTGAGGTTCATGGGCTGACCGGCGGGTTGCACGACTCCACCTTGATCTGCCGCGCGACGTTCTCGCAAGCCTACGAAGACCACATGGTCGAGCTTGAGCAGAACGTGCTTCAGCTGCAATACGAAGCGGCTGTGCTCGAGGGCGCCACCCTCGAGACGCTGACGGCCCTTCAGGGGACGATCAATGAGCGCGAGGAGAATATCCGGCGTCATCATCGGGGGCCGGTTGTGCCACAGACCGCGCGGCCGGTTTCCCGCCGCCCCGGTCTGGTCGAATGGTTCTCTGAGGACAATCTTTTCTTCGGCTATTTAGGTCAGGGCCCCGACGTCGGCTCCCCCGAGAGCCAAGCGCGCGGCCTCGCCCTCCTGAAATCCTGGCTTACGCCAACACAGATCGCGCAGTACGAAAAGGACAAGCACTTCGAGGTCATCGGCGGCGAGACCGGCAAGCGCTACCGCATCAATCACGGCCGCCAGATGAACATCGACGAACTCGACGCCGACGGCAACAAGGTCTGCGGCTGGTGTTTCCTGCCGGAAGGAGGCCTCGTCGCCGGCGACGTCATGCTGGCGCAGAAGATCGCGCTAGAGACCACTGAACGGGCGGCGCTGAAGACGGCGAACCGCTTCGGCTCTGGCGGCGGTGGTGGCGTGGATTTGGCTTTTGGGATCATTCACATCCGGGAGTGGGCGAGACCGGACGGGTTCGATTTGAGCCAGATCCATGCCGGAATGTAGGTCAGCCGACCTTCGTGTCGTCGGCGGCCAGTTTCTCGCGCAGCGCGAACCCCATCAGCGGCCAGAGCTGGCGGATGGCGTCCTCGTAGGCGAATTGCCTGCCGAGCTTGGCGTTGAAGTTTTCCGGCGATGCCGGCGCCGACTTGCCGATGACGGTGAAGCCGTTCTTCATCACCAGGATGCAGATGGAGAGAAGCTGGAGCGAGAGGTGAATAGGAACCCCGGGCCCGAGCGCCCGATCGGCTGTGAAGTCATACCGCACCTCCATCGCGGCTTCGATGTCGGCAAGCGTCACGCGCGGCGCGATCGCGACGGCCGCGGCGGCGGCATCTGAAGCACGCAAGCTGTCCATAGGAGTTCCTTTCGATATTTCACCGGTGATGAACTGGCGAAACGTCTTCGCCCTTTCCACCAGCTCATCAGCCCCTCGATGAGTGTTACCATCCAGCGCATGACGCAGGCATTCGAGATTGAGCTCTTGCATCGGAGACTCCCTTATCGCCTCGCCGTCGCCTCGAGCGCTTCGAGCGCTTCCGTCTTCGCTGCCTGTCCCTTTTGGAACGGCATCCACTCGCAGAAGCCACCCTCCGGGCGCTTGTCGCCGTCCTGCAGGAGCTGCACCCCGTGGCGGCCGTAGGTGAGGCCGTCCGCCCGGAAGACGGTCAGATTCACCTGCCGATCGGAGATCACGCGGGCGACGATGGCGGCGAGCGCCTCGCCGCGAAACTTCGGCGTCGGATCTGTATCGGCCGGCCAGTACCAGACGATGCGGCCGGGTGTGGGTGTGATCATGGAAGCTCCTCAGTAAGTGACCCAGTGACGCGGCCGGCGCTTTTCGCCGCCGCGCAAATAGTCCACGGCGTCGCCGACGCTGTTGCATTGCGCGGATTGATACGGATTCTGTCCGTGGAATATCGTCGGCTTGCGCTTCGGCACCAGCTGCTGCTCGCCGCCAGGATCGCCGACGGGCACGAGCTCTTCCCGCACGACGTCGTCTTCCTGCACGCGCGCGAGATAGCCGCGCATGCGCTGGTTTTCCGACTCCGCATTGGCCAGGCGCTCCTTGAGGTCGACGAACTGGGCGCGGGTTTCCTTTTCGCGCTCAAGGGCCTGATGCATCGACTTGTTGACGCTGGCGACCGTCTCGCTTCGCTCCCGCTCGAGCGTTCGGTAGTCGTTGATCGCCTTGGTGAGCTCAAGCTCGAGCTGTGCGATACGGGCTTTAAGCTTTTCGGTCATCAGAACGCCTCCACCGTGACACTGCCGTAGTACGGCTTGCCGTAGGTCGGGTTCATCTTGACGATGCCGTCGTCGACCAGCTTGGTGCGCGCCTTGTCCGGCAAGCCGAGGAACGTTTCGACGTTGACCTCGGGCAGGATGCCCTTGAACACGGCAGCGTGACCGCCGGAAACCTTCACGACGCCCTTGCCGGCGAACTCTTCCTTGAAGTTCTCGCCACCTTCGGTCGCGAACTTGCGCAACGCGGCCTTGATGTCGTCCATGCGGCCGAAGGTCTCGGCGTGCTTGCGGTGAAGCGTGAGCAGCTCCTCGGCCAGCTGACGGCGATCGAGCTTCTCGGTTTTCGGCTTGGCGGCGGGCATGCGGGCGCTTTCTGTCGGAAGACAGCGGGCGGCGGCAGCCCTGGCCGGGGCGGCCGCCTAGAAAGCGCGCGGGGCGAAGAATGGGGGATTTGGGTTAAGGCTTCCTGACAAGCCGCTGGAACCGCACGGATTCGCGGTATTTCAGGCCCCGGGCGGCTAGCATCCCCACCCGCACAGGACGCAATCCCTAGCGGCTGGCGTGCGAGGCCCGACTCGCGCTGCTATGGCGCCATGGGCGTCCGACGATATTCCCTCGATCCGACTGTGCGGCAGGAGCAGGAGCGGGTCGATGAGCTGCAGCGGCGCTGCGCGGTCGACTATTACGCGCCGACGATCGGGGAATTGCTCGCCGTCAACGTGCGCACGGTCGAGCTGCAGTGCCGGGATTATGAGTGCCTGCACACGTCGGAACCAATCGACCTGACCCAATATCCGCCGAAGATGCGCACCAAGGCGCTGCGGTTGAAATTTGTCTGCTCCCGGTGCGGCCGCAAGCGCCCCCAGGTGAACCTGCAGTGGCACGGCGAGCCTTGACTCTGCGGGCCCGGGCCCCAGATTCCGGGCCATGTCACCGAAGCGTGCGCGCGCCAGGCTAACCCGCCCGATCCGCCTCAAAGACGGCACCACCCTGAAAACCGTCCTTGAGGCCAGCCACTACATGGCGGCGCTGCCGGAACACATCGCCTTGCGAAACACCTGGCAGCACGCGGCCAAACTCATCCTCGACGGCGCGAGTCCGGAGGAAATCACGAAGCAGATCGAGGGCGCGTTGTTCGTGGAGGCAAAGCTCGATCTGCCTGGTAGCAATTAGGTTCGCACAGCCTCACGATAGATCCCGGCGCTGATACCGTAGCTCGCCGCCACGACGTCGTGCGGGGTATCTCCGCGCATGGCGCCGAGGTGAAACTTGCGCCGCACCCCGTCGGGCTCGAGCGAGCCGTTCACGACTTCGATGATGTGCACGGTATCGCCGGCGATCTTCACCTCGAGCAGTCGCCGCGGCTGGCCGTGCAGCTCGTCCTGGGCGACGACCTTCGCATCGCGTGCGGCGAGATAGCGGTCGAAGCCGAAAATCTCGAGCGCGACGCGGCGGAGTTCGGCGTTGTTCTCGGCCTCGATGCTGTCCGGCGTGATCTTTTCGCGATCGTCGATCAGGCGCGCCGGCACGCGCAGACCGTGCCAGGCATGCAGACCCCAGCCGTCGCGAAATTTTACGGCCATGCCAGTTGCGCTATGCAGGCGCCGCTGTGCGTCGAAATGGATCTCGGCTGGCCTATCTGAAACGAAGGCGATGGACTTGTAAGGGTACATCCAGCCGCAGCTCAACGCGTAAGCCTTGTAGGCTTCGTAGTGAATCTTGGTGCGCGCCTCGAAACGCGCGCCGATGCGTTCGCCATAGTCATAAAAGGCGAGCCAGAACGCGTCCTGGTTTCCGACGAAGTAGTTGTCCTGGTAGAGCTGGTCCCCGAGCTGGTCCCAGAGCTGGCCCCCGAGCTGGCCCCTGAGCTGGCCCCAGAGCTGGTCCCCGAGCTGGTCCCTGAGCTGGCCCCCGAGCTGGTCCCAGAGCTGGTCCCCGAGCTGGTCCCAGAGCTGGCCCCCGAGCTGGCCCCTGAGCTGGCCCCAGAGCTGGTCCCCGAGCTGGTCCCTGAGCTGGCCCCCGAGCTGGCCCC